CCCTCCTTTTCCTTTCGGTTCAACAAATCACGCCCGGTTCTCTCCACGATCAAATCACCGGTAACGCTATGCAATATATCCTTCTGCATGATCAGAAGGTTTCGATAAGGTATTTTATAAACCACGTCCTCATAAGACAATCCCAACGATTCCATGAACGTGGCCACTTGCCCTAGCATGGTCTCATTACCTGTCACTTTGGTGTCGCCGCCATTCTTGCCACGCTCTCGGCTAAGGCGGCACAGACGAAAAAATCCTCTGCGGATATGAATTTAACGACAGTCTCCAACGCCTCCCTTAGCTCATGAAGGGTCGCCCCCTCGATCTCCTCATATCTATCGGCGCTCCCCAAAACAAACACTGACAAACCCTTTAGTATATTTTCCAGTTCGTTCCTCACCTTTTCAAGATCCTCCTTGCCCGATGTTGTCTTATCAATAAGAGATAGGTATTGTATACCTTTGCAAATCGTCGCTATTGTAGGAGGACTTATCTTATACGCCTTACCTCCTAGGACCACGACCTTGAAATCCTCACCTAGGACAGCGTCAGCCACTAAACTAGCACCCTTGTTCATATCACGTAAAAAAATTAGAATTAAACAAAAAGGGGACGAACGGAAAATACCGCCGTCCCCGTGCCTATAAGACATATTACATTCAACCCTTCAAGGATTTTCCTTCCACGTCAAACCAATACTCTGAAGCTATTGTCGTGGATGATTTCAGCGGGGTGGCGGACATCGACAAACCAACGGCCCCATCCGTGGAAGCCCCACGACCCACAAGATTCGCCTTAGGGAAAATGATAGCCACGTCATCATTGGTAATAGCGACGATACATTTATATCGTTGCTCGCCGGCGTTGCCACGTTCCCATCCCTTATCCGTATCCAAGGGTTTACCGCCCATAAGCTCGGCCTTGGTAGCGAAGTCATATGCCCCGATCACCCAATTCAAGCTCTGTGATCCTGCCTCAAACGATGACCGATATGTCTGGCCGGTCAACTCATCCTTGAATTCTGTTAACGTACCGTCCTCCTCGGTATATTCATAAGTCCCTTGATGGACGATTTGAACATCCTTGAAAGCCGTAAATAACGTCTCCAAGCTCTCGTATGTGGGTGCAGCAACCAGAGGCTCCCCATAAAGTATCCTTTTTACGCCTATAGCAGAAATTGTTCTTCCCATATTACAATACTATTACATTTAAAACTTTAAATAATACTCTCACATTAACGTAGTGACATTTAAGATCCCTGTTAACCTCAATTCTAGTAGTGTCTACCTCGTAGGTATAAGGAGTGCCATCAAACACCGAGGTGTCCTTGAACACCTCCATGGACATACGTTCCAGCTTATTCATCCTGTCCAAATCAGGCGTTCCTTTCTCGTCCAGATCAGGGACGGCTATATTGACATGAACGAATCCCACCTTCCATGTAATTCCCGGCTCCGAGGAATTCGAGTGTACGGTAACCCTCTCCTCCTCAAGCTTACCTGTAGGCGTATCATCCTCCTTGTACACCCCGGTAACACCAAGTTCCAAGGCTTTCTTATATAAGATTGTCTGTATGTCCGTGCTTACTATCATTGTAACATAGCTATTACTTTAGCCTCGGCAGTATCTATCACGTTTAGCTTATGGATATCATTCACATAGCTAGCGTAATCCATTCCCGCCACGACAATCAATGTCACTCCCTTTGTATGCTTAGAAGCCAGATCCCTAGCGTAACTAAGCCCTTGCCTGCTCCCCTCGCTTCCATCCCCGGACTTTCCTTTAGCCCAGAACTGGACCGTCTTTTGGGATCTGGTCGTGAAAAAAACCTTCTCATAATTTTCCCCACGTCCATCTATCCTCTTAAACCCGCCTTCCTTTACGATCTTACCGTCCATTGATATGACATATCCCAATGAACTCCTCAAGTTTCCAGTAATATTGTTATATTTACCTTCTTGAACGGCGGTCTCATAAGCGGATTGCCCTAGTTGGGCTAGAAAGGCGAACACCTCACGATAGGCCTCCAAGATGAAATCATCCACATCGGACAAATCATAACTTAACTTTATTATTCCAGCCATATTTGCCCGTAATTTAGATAATCCGTGAGCATCGGGTTGATAACAACGCCACTACTGCGAATACTCCCATCTTGATTCAATACTCTCACGATATCCCCGGCATCAATCTTGATCTTATCTGTCACGACACGATATTTGTAATCAAAGGCTACGCCATTTACCGTATATACCCGATCGGCGCTCTTATCATAGCATTTACATCGTCCCAGTCTCTCCCATAACTCACCACCAGTCCCGGGAACAGGATTGCCATTGTCATCGTGATCATATTCCTTGACAACCTTTCGTTCTAATATGTGAGGAGCGTAATACATATCAATAATCCGTATAAGATGAGACTACCCCAAGACCGGAAGACACATCCGGGCTAACACCGTTCCGTTCGCACAGGAACAAATAATACCGCCGGAGGCCGTCCTTGTCCCAAGAGACAGAGAAGCCGCTCTCATTGACGCTATCAGGGCGCAATAGCAGCGACGGGATGATCTCTATCATCCCTGTCTCTACCTTGCCTATGGATTCACTAGACATCTCATCGTCCGGGGATAGCCCCGATTTGATGCTGAAATCCAGCATATCCGCCTCGGATAGATCTCCATAAGCCGAGAATTTCTGCCCTATGTAGTCTCTTATCGTCATGCCTCCACCGTCAATGAGTAAATGCCATTAATCTCGGTAAGGACCGGCAAGGATAGCGATTGAGCCTTGGTAAACTCTACGCCATTGGAATTGTCCGTCTCACCCTTGCCCCATTGAGAGATACGAATCCGGCCATAATTAGAGTAAGTAACGCCCGGTTCCTGTCTCAACTCATTATCGGCGTAAGCGTTCTTGATGACACCTAATTTACCTGCCGGGACAAAGACGATATTCTTGTCGTTCCAAGGCTTGTACTCGGATAGCTTGCCGTTGTCTTGGATACGGGTGATACGTCTCACTGTCTCTATGACAGGAAGGTCATTAGAGCGTAGGAACTCATTCAAACCGGACATCAAAAGAGGAGTGCCGGATTTGTCGGTCCCAAAAATGACCTGTTTCATCTTCCTGCTCTTAAGCAAATAAGACAATCTGGCCGGAGACATCAATATCTTATCAAACGTTACCTTGTCTTGGGCCGCATCCACGACACCTTGGATATCCTCGAAAGGATCGACGTTGTTCTTATTGGTATCCGTCCAGTCAAGGGTAACGCTAGCGATATTCTCGGGCGGCATCTTGTAATCAATAATACCACGTACCCCTCCTTCAGGGTTATTATTGGCATTAAAGGTAAATACCCCCTTGTTGGACAAGGCACCCAAGAAAATAATATCTAGCTTAGATTGCACGGATTTGACAACGGTAGACACGTTATTCCACATCAGATTAATGAGCTGCTGTGTCTTCTGGTCATCCGTCAACATCCTAGAGTCTAGGATCTGCAAGACCTTGCGATACTCCTCGATCGGCATTGAGTAACTCATCTGGTGGGTAAGGACCTTTTGCTTCAAGGTCTCAAGCCCCTCCGTACCCAAGATCGGTTCCTTTCCCTTGGAATCAAGGGTAGCCGCCGCAACGCTCAAGTTATATTGCCCGATCAGCTCCTCAAAATTAAGGCCGATAGTCGGGACATCCCAATCAAGATAACGCTCGTAGATATTCTGGTCAAACAAGCGCTTGCGAAGCTCCGTGGCAGCGTCAATACGAATCTGAACCTCTTTTGTCAGTTCGCCAAAAATAGAACTATAAACATCCATCGTTCACCTCCTTACTGTCTAATATACTTAATAGTGGGATTATTCTTCATGCTGAATCCCGTCAACCATGAGGAAGGGACTGGATAAGCCACATCCTTAAGGATAAGGACCTCATATCCCGCCGATACCGTCTGGAAAGACATATTCTTCGTATAGACAAACGTTGTCTCAACCACAGCGTCAGGCTCATCCGTTCCCACGGCAAGAATCGCCCCTTCTGTAGCAGACTCTACAGCGGCAGCCAATGTAACCACGTCATAATCAGAGTTGCTTGAATCTACGGAACTCACGTTCTGCCCACCAATAGAATCTCCCTTGGCGACAAAGCTATCTTTCCCTATACGTGGCTTAGTGGTCGTTCCTCCGGCTAATACCTTAACGGCCTTACAGATCTTGCACTCCATGCGATCAAAGTCCAGCTTGATAGGAGTGCCTTTTCGCACGATTGTCCCTTCCGCCAACTCAGTGGTTAATTTGAAATCTCCGGGAAGGGGAGAGCATTCCCCGCGCCAAAAGACGGGGAACGATCCTTTAATCTTTGTTTTGTTAAATTCGATACCCATAATCTTTTACTTTAATTAGCGTCCGGCAATGATTTGGCCCAATCCTTAGCGAGCTCCTTGCTCTTTTCCTTGGACGTAGAGACAGAGAACGCCGAACCTTTTTCCTCTAATCCCTTTGCGACCTCATTTTGTCTCACCTTGGACAGATAAGTATCAATCGCATTATCGTCCATATCGTCCGTTATAGCGAAGCCCTCCTCTATCCGTTCCTTTGAGATCTTAAGGCTCTTGGCCTTGTCAAGGATCAGATTGTGTCTTTCAGCACGTGCTTTCTCCTCCTTAGCTTTATCATTCTCGGAGGTCAAGAGCCGGATTTTCTCGTCCTGCTCCTCACGATACTTCTTGAACCAATCCGGCTCCTCGTTTTTATCTGGTTGCTGTTGCTGGCCGCCCCCCTTGCCTCTCAACTCCTCTAATTCCTTCTTGTAATTTGCGCTTTCGGTTCGCACCTTATCCAAGGAACTCTGGTAAGATTTCAACATTGATTCTTGCCCTGCTACCGCAGTTTCAAGATTATCGTCCGTAATCAGGCCTGTGGACCCCAATGATTCTGCCACGGACCTCAAAACATCCTCCGTTAACCCAAGATTTGAGTACTTCTGTTTTAACTGCTGGAAAATCTTCTCTTTCATGCTCTTGCTTTTATTTTTTCGCATAAAAGTATTGATACATAAGCTTGTAATAAAATAAAAACAGGCTATATACATGACAATAGACCGATTGTCACAAAAACAATAATATTAAATCATTCGTGCCTATTGCTTGATAGGCTGCGCATGCGCCGGTACATCCTTTAAATCGAACGGTCCGGGTGTCATAGCTTGTATGCAGAGATACAATACGCCATCCTGCGTGTAGTACTTGTTGAATTCAAGCGCCATATTTTGTGTATATGGAATAGGATCTTCCATAGTGCCGGCGTGTCCTTCCGCGTCTACTCTTTTCCACAGGCTTAGGGTGGCTGTGCTAGGCTTCCAGTTCTCTTGCGTGAGTTGGTCTTTGATACATTCCCACAGGATGTCCTCGACCCGGTATCGCTCACCGGCTTTGACATTTATCCCGGTCTTCCATTCCGGGTATCGATCCTTGACCTGTAAGGCTTCCGACGGGGTAAGGTTATACGTGTTTATCTCCTCGGTAGCCTCCTTGTCCAGTTCGTCCAATGCCAACAATCTGCTGAGTTGCCTATTGATTACGGGTTGTTCTTCTTCCGGATAAGTCCATTCGTCGCTATTCAATAGCTCTATGAAAGACGGGTCGTCGAAATTATAGCGAGGGAAGTCCTCCTCGGCAAAGGGAGATAGATACTCCTCATGCAAGACTACCTTGCTTTGATCCACACTCGTTCTCATTTCGGGCAATATCTCGATTCCGTGAGATTTAGCCCATAATAAATCCACTATAGCGTACCTCATATCATTTTGCTTTTAATGTTTGTAAATAATCATATGCTTTGATACAGTCGTCTTTGGAGAGGATATGGTTGTAAATGGCTAAATTCTTTAAGGCGATTTTAGTAAAGTGGTTTCCATTACTACCAATCATTAAGTACTTATTACTACTTGCGATAGGTTGTTCTTCACTAACTAGCATTTCAGACCAATCATCAGAATATACACGTCCATCTGAGCAAATAGCCTTTAAAGATTTAGTATTTAAAACTTGTCCTTTACTTGTGTTATTTATGTATATTATCAATCCATTATCTTTGTCAAACACAAATAAAGAAGAAGGTTTTATGACACCCGCAGACCCCATCCCGTCAGCCACCAGCTTCCACTCACCAACAATCGTAAATTCCTTATCCATTACAAAATCCGACGAAACAACCTTATCATCCACCCCATCAGTAATCAGATAGCCCGCATATTCACCTTCTTGATTATACCCGCTACCTTCCGCAAACCCAAAATTGGTCAGCTTAAGATCATTACCATTGCCTGTAACATTGGCGATAATATCACGATTACTATCCTCGTTGGTCTTGCCGGTCACTGTCCATGCATGGTCGGGGAAGAGCCAAGGACGCTGGGAATCATCGCCGGAACCGCCACGCCCTCCAATCCCCAGCTTTATCCCTCGCAAGTCTATGCCCGAGAGATCGATCTTGGATAAATTGATGTCGTTTAGAGCTATCATTGCAGTATCGATATTTTAGAGATTTCTATTGTCGACACGATCCTTACTATCTGTCCAGATTTACCTACTACCCCATTCTCATACAGCTTGACATTTCGAGCTAGATAAGCTGCAACTACCCAATTATCACCAGTAATACTTCTCTCTAAGACAATATTACCATTATCTTTAAGTTCTACATGTAGAACTATATCGCTTGATTCGAGCGATATAGAATCCGATATATACTTATCTCCTTCCTTTCGGGACATTACATCCTTTACCATAATATTTAAAATTCAATTTTGTGAATAAATATGCCTTTATATACCATTTAACAGTATTTTTTATTTAAATAATTCCGTAAGACCTTTAATTTCGATCGGAATCATCCGGGCTTTTGGAATTTTCAATCTTCTCTTTTCTATTATCTTGCGTCTTTTCCCGCTTCTCCTCTAATATCCGTCGAATCTCCTCCTCCGGCTTATCAGTCAAGGACAGCATATCTACTGCCGTTTGAAGGGACACCAATCCTGAATCATAGAGTTTCGCTATCATATCTATTCTCTTATCCTTATCCTCGGCGAAAGGCTCGGAGAACTCATGTTGCAGGTCGAGCCTGCTTAACTCCTCTCTCATGCCGATATGAGTTACGTTCATCATGATAGCCAATATAAGATTCTTCTCACGGTCTATTAATATATCATATATCTCTTTCAAGTTATCCCTTTTCATGTATCCAAGAGCCAAGGCCCTTTTCAATGCCTCCCCGGATAATGTCCCAAGCCCCTTCATGTTCTCGTAACTGAAATCCGGGGTGAACGTATCGAATAGTATGCTTGATGACAGGTCTTTTTTCTCCGCCTCTTTCATCGTGGAATAATCGGGCGGAACGAGATACTCGGCAGCGCTTTTGTCCTTATCGGACATGGTGATAACCTCTCCTACCATATTAGATCCTCCCCCTACTATGCTCTGAATGACATCAGCGGTTAATTTCAATTTTGGATCGGAGAAATAATTATTGGAATCCGCCGCCTTGCTATCAACCGCTTCCTCTCTGTCTATACGCTTTTGCACCCCATACCATGCCTTGTTTTGACGATAGTAGATAACATTTATTTTACCCGAAGGATTAAGCAATGGCGTAACATCCCATCCGATATCCGCTCTCTTGCATCTATAGATGTATTCCGGGGTCTCTATATCAAAATGCTCTACGGACTTATCGCCCTCAAGCAACGTATATCCATAACCAAAAGCTATCATGTTATCCCATTGATCAAATAAAGGCCGCAATGTATATCCTTTTGATTTGGATATAACCTTAACCTTTACTTGGGGCATACCATTTTCCCTGTATATATGATAAACCTTAGCGCTCTCCGTCTCCGCCCCAGCCAAACGCTTGGCCTCCCGGATTGTCGTGTTGAATCGAGTATCACGAAGAAAATCACCGAATGCCCTGAAAGCCTTATCCGTATCATCCGATACAGCTTTCCACAAGATAGGCTGCCCGAGGAGAAAAAACAACTCGACCTCATTTATATACGCTTGCCTTCCTCTTGGCAATTTCTCCGTAATATACGGTTCTTGATTTTTCCTGTGCTTATTAGGACGTTTATTAACCTCATGGGATTCCGGGTTATATTCCAAGATCGCTTGGGAAACATCCTTGTCCCGGCATTGCATCATTGACATGGCCCGGCTTATATCCCTATCCTTGATAAGGCTGACCAAGTCCCTCTCCACTCCAAACGAGTTCAATATCTTGTTTTGGAAAACCTGAAATATAGCGTCTATGTAATTCATGTTAAAATCCTAACTCCTCCTTCGAGTACAGTCTTGTTGTTAATACTTTTCCTAGAAGCTTGCCTATCGTCCAATAACGTGCCCCGTCGATAAGATGGTTATACCCGTCAATAGGCTCATTGATAAATTTACCGTCCTTGTTTTGGGCGTATACATAGTTCCTAAGCTCTTTTATCAAGTTTAAAGATCTCTTGGTGACACAAATCTTATACTCCATCATCTTGATAATACCTCCCATAACAGATCCCTTGTACTTGTCCGCAGGGTATATGATTATCCCCGCATTTGATATTTCTTGTATAAGCCTTGGATCGGCGCTGTCAGCGTAAACCACCAAGCCAAGGTCTTTCAATACCTTAATAATCTCCTTGGTTAACATATGGGTACGGTAACATTTCTCGTCAAGATATAACCTATCATCAACCAATCCGCATCTAACTATAGCGGTAGGGTCATAGCTATATCCAAAGTCAAGCCCTAACGCCACATGCTTGGCATAGGAAGGGAACTCGTCCACGATCTCGAAATCAGGGAACACCAACCCTTCGGCCATCGCCCGCTGCCCTAACCCATAAACCGCCCAAAGCACCTTATTCTTATTCTTCAATGACTCTATCTCATCGATGATTGTTTGCTCTAAAAAAGGATTGTCCTTATAAGTGGATATAAAATGATACGTCCTAGGGTCATTGTTTAGATCGCAAATCCAGTGCTCGTCACTGAACGACGGGTTATAATCAATGACAGAGAAAAGAGTGGTACGCATCACCAGTTGCTGCCACTCAAGATAAGATATCTCATTTCCCTCGTTACAATAAAGTATATCACGTTTCCTTCCTCTTATCTTCTGTTCATCATCCGTGGAAAAGAACTCCACGAATGATCCATTTGGGAACGAGTAAACCATCTCCGACTTGTTCATGCACCTATTATCCCATATACGGAACTTATCGATCATGATTTCCTTGAAATCCCGGAAGACAGATCCCTTCAGCGCCGGTAATGTCTTCCTCACGATAGATAGAGACAGCTTAGGGTTATGAAGGATATACGCTATAAGGAATATCAATATGTTATAAGTCTTACTGCTCCTTGAAGATCCTTGGGCAGATATGATCTTATAACCGCTATCCAAAGCGCCCTGTACCTCCGTATATATCCTAGTCGTCTGTATCACCATTGATAACGTCCTCCCTCTTGTCAATAACCTGAATAGTTATGGATTTATCCTCGCCATCTATATTGACCTCCGATTTGACAGGCGCATCCCATCCCATCATCTTCGAAAGGCGATCCAAAGCGTCTATCTTGGAATACATCTTTACCTCAAAGCCCTTATCCGTACTTTTGACCGATTGGATAGCTAATTGGAAAGACAAAGGCAGTTTAGACAAATCTTTTATCAAGAAGATCACATAGTTCTTTCCCCTCTTGATTTGCAACATATCCACGACATTGGCCCGTGCTATATTCTTAAGGATATCAATAGCCTCGTCTTTGGTTATATCCGATCTTCTTTGTAAATCAGCTTGCAACTCTTTTACCCTTACCGCTATCTTACCGTTGGCTAGAAGCTCGCAAGCCCTTATATTAATAGTCTCGGGTCTCATATTCTCGCAAGAATAAGCACGCCTATACGCCTCGGAAGCATTGCCTGATTCCAAGTAATAATTACAGAACTTCTCTTGCTTGATTGTCAATTTCATGTCTTTGCCTTGAATAAAGATCAAGACCAAAGTTATGTCATCGATATTTATGGTCATAAATAAAGAAAGGGCGATTCGTGACAACAGGTAGAATGTCACGAATTACCCCTAAAAAAACACAAAATTTATTTGGTCTTACCCAGCCGAACCGATATCTCAGAGAAAATACGCTCTATATCTTGCCTAAAGTACTTATACAATTGATAAGAAAAAACTATGCCATTGATATTATTGGAAACGACTGTCTTCTCCTTAATCCCTAGCACGTTCCCTAGTTTTTCCCTCAACCCAGCCTTCATCTTACCGCCAGCCAAGGTCATAGGGGAATAAAGATATAATATTATGAATATGAATTTTTTCCTTTGCGGTACATTCCCTTTAGGGATTGGCTTCCCTCCGAGGGCTATCTCCTTGAACCACTCATATAGGGTATCGATCATACCCAAGTCGGTCAACACAGGTTTAGCGATCTCCGATTCACGCTCAGAGAGTCTGTACTTTTGCTCACGAATGGATTTGAGCTCAAAAATATTTGAAAACATATTTTCGTAACTTTAAGTTACGCACCTGTCCTGCAAATATAATGAATAATATACATGACGGCTACACTGTATCCATAAAATATGTTATTGATCATAATTGGGAGTTGAGAAGGAAAAACGTTATATTTGTCACGATGGAGAATTAAGACATCAAAAATCCTATAAAAAAACGCCTTTTACGTGTATTTTTACGTGTAGCAATAAAAATAGCCTTGACAATCAGTAGATTACCAAGGCTATTGTGGAGATGGAGAGACCATAACTTATACTGTCATACAGTATCAAACAATATCATATGCGCTCATGTTCAACGATTTCATGTGTTTTTAAACAGTCACTAAATATCATGTTATGTCATATGATGTCATGTTTTTTGCGTGTAAATTCGCGTAGTTACACGCAACACGTTTTTATCATGGAAATAAAGAGGAGCATAACGTTTGACGTAGAGAAAAGGAAGAAGGATGGGCTATTGATCGTAAAGAACGTACCTATCCGATGCATGGTTACGTTCAACCGGAACAGGATAACGTTTTTCACGGGGCATAGGATAGACTCAAGCAAGTTCGTCCCGGAGAAGGGCATCGTTAAAAACGGATGCTTCAACAAGGCCGGGGAAAGCTCTTCCGAGATAAATTCCGATCTTGACGATATACGTGCCACATTGCAAAACATATTCCGCCAATACGAGAGAGAGGGCGAGATGCCTAGCGCCAACGATATCAAGGAAAAGTTCAAGGTTGCGACAGGCCGGGTAAAAGAGGAAGAGAGGAAGCCGATATCCCTGTTCGATATCTATAAGGAGTTTATCGATACGGTAGGGAGGCAGAACGCATGGACGAAGACATCGCACTACAAACATAACTCGATCATGCACCTTCTGGAGGAGTTCAATCCACAGATCAAGTTCGATGACCTGTCGGAGGATACCTTGCAAGACTTCGTAGAGTTCTTAAGGGAATACAAGGGTATAAGGAATACCACGCTGAACAAGTACCTCCACTTCATAAAGCAATTCCTTTTATGGGCCGACGACAAGGGATACAACACGAGAAAGGACTATCGAAGGTTCAGCCCAAGGCTTAAAGGGGCGAACTTCGAGCTGAAGAAAGTCATATACTTGACATGGGAGGAGCTGATGCGTATATATAATATGTATATAAAGGAAGGGACGTTATCCACCGTCCGTGACGTTTTCTGCTTCTGCTGCTTCACCGGTCTCCGTTACTCCGACGTATATAACTTAAGGAAGACGGATATCATTAACGGGAAGATTGACATCGTGACACAGAAGGACAGCGACAACATACAGATCGAGTTGAACAAGTACAGCAAATCAATACTTGATAAATACGAAGACATCGAGCTCAAGAACGGGAAGGCGCTGCCGGTCTTGTCCAATCAGAAATACAACATGCATCTAAAGGATCTCGGCAAGATGGCGGAGCTGGACTCCGAGATAACCGAGGTATGGTACGAGGGCAACAAGCGAATACAACAGACATTACACAAGTGGGAACGGCTTACTACCCATGTCGCAAGGAAGACGTTTGTCGTCAACGCCCTCATGTTAGGCATCCCCCCTCAAGTCATCATGAGATGGACAGGGCACAACGACCTCAAGGCCATGAGACCTTACACTCATATAGTGGACAAGCTGAAGGAGGACGAGATGAGCAAGTTCGATAAGATATAAACAAGCATCTTATATAAAAAACAAGAATATATCATGAATGAGGAACTAAAAAAACTGCTTGCGTGGTTTGATAACTACGAGATTACATTTAACGAGATAAGACTGTCACAATGTCAATATATCTTTGACTTACGAAAATTTATCTCTGTCCAAACGAACTCTGTCCGGAAGAACTGGGAAAATCCTACGTTTGAATATGATATCATAAGCCTCTATCAGCTTAAAAAGGTACTGGAGGAAAAAGAGGAAGAAAACACGCCGTATACCAAGACCACATCGCCCGTATAAAACAAGGAAACATAATGATATAATCAAACAAAAAAAGGATGGAAGGATAACACAGGGCTGGAATATTAATTGTTGTTAATTATATAAATATTTCCGTTACGCTATTTGGTAACAAACAATATTATGCTTATCTTTGCATCATAACAATAGAGCTGGTGGCAACAGTAACAATTCAGCGATAATATCATGACAACTTACATTTATAAAGGACAGTCAATCTCTCACATTCGTTTTATTTCAATTCTTCGTTATGCCGGCATTAATGGAGGTCATAGGCTGTCCGCTTATGAGGCCCTTGTGAAATGTGCAAGCTTGGGGAAAGAAAAAGCTATCAAGATTTTAAATGATCTTGAAGTGATTGAAAAATAAATATATCTATATTAATTAATAATCAAATAAATACAATAAACATGAAAACATTATATTGCGAAAATAGCGAGTTATTAGAGATTCTAGAAAATAATGGGATAGAAATGATTTGTAATGAAAATATGGAAATCGTAATATCTGACGAGGACGCAATGCGCATTGCTACCATTGTTGAAGATTTCGCCCCCTTTGCGTCTGGCGACTATGCGATAGAAGATATAGCCTAATGGAGATAAAAGATAACAAAGACATATATCATGAATTTAACATTGCCCGAGTTCGCCTTCATCGAAGGTTCCGGTCACGAAAAAGGCGGGGATCCCCTATATGGGAGAAATGTCATAATGCACATACGTTCTGCCAGTATCATCGAAATATTTGGCAGGAAGGATGTAGCCTTAAATCCGGATGTTCCGACATTAAAGTTTAGCTATACCAATAGATTTGGCATTAAAGAGCCAATGATTGCGGCGTTACATTATTGCGCCACGCTTGATGTCAAATATGATTCCGAAATGATAAAAAAGGAAATCATAAAACCTGCGGCTCAATGGTATTGCGATTGGGCTGAGTGGGAAGATGAAAACATAGTAAGAGAGGAGGGATTGAATGAATGAACGTGAACGAATAGGGAAACGAATAGCCGAAATACGTAAGGAAAGATGCTACACGGTGCGACAACTGGCCGAACTTGCCAACCTTCGAGCCGCAACTATCTCCAACGTTGAGAACGGTAAATTCTCCGTTGGGATAGATATCCTTGCGAAGATATGTGATGCGCTCGAAGTGAAAATAGAAATAATATGATTACGACAAGCATGACAACCTCCGAATTGTTGGAGGAAATCAAGGCTGATTATCTCAATATATTCTCCATATCCGATACCAAGGACGCTAAGGTGAGCCGGATAATCAATAAATCCGGCATCTTTCCTGTGCGCATCCACTCATTTGTTACCACTAAGCGTAAAAACAAGTGGCTGATATTATGGGAGGCCCACAATAAAAAGGATATAGGCGACAATTGCCGGATCTCTTTTGTGTGCTACCATGATACCAATCATGGCAAGTATGCCTATATGCCTGTCTTTGTCAATGGCAAGATGGTTCTTCTCGCGTTTCCTCCTCACTTCTTCAGCCGGTTCGCCGATCGGATGGGAATTAACCTTACAGGCAAAGAGTTGATTAAGCGGTACTTCGAGATAAACAATAGTTATTCATTCACATTTTCGTACGAAGAGGTGGACGGAGGGTACCGGGAGAATGTATTAGCCACCTGTAAAGAGGGAATTGCGATGGGATTCAAAGCCGTAGGGCCGGATGTTTTTCTGCTGAAGACCTTTATCACCTACGATATGTGCAAGGGGGATCAAGTCAGTAGCTTCGCCAAGAGCGAGGAGTTCAGGAGAATTCAGCATGACAACAAGTAATAGTTCTATTTTTCGCATCGCCAATAAAAAACGCCCGTGTTTTTTCTGACACGGGCGTTTTTTATTGGTCTATTTGACTTATTATCATATTTAATATCTCTATGTTGAAAATTCGCTAGAATCAACATTCCTACGCTTGACATAAAGGCATCGCTTGGATATCTCAGGATTCGCTATACCACGGTTATACACTCTTACCGTCATTACCACTTTTCTTTTCTCTAAAAACAAATCTTCCGCCAGCCGAATTATCTGCTCTACTCTATCGTCATAATCACCAACCATATTAATTAGATTTTTTAAGGTAATAATTAAACAGTACAGCGAAAAAGTTTGTTTTGCAACACTCACATGTTATTAAGCAGAATCTTTCTCTCCTTGCCGGTTCCCGGACCTATCGTCTCTCTCTTGCTTCAACGACTCGGCCAACAGGCCTATGAGTTTCTCGATATTCCGGCTGTTCCTCTCGTTCGCCTCCGCGTTTTGCTTGCCTTGCGCCGTTAGGTCATGTATGATATCTAGCAGTTCCCTTGGATTAAAGCCGTCGCCTATTTCTTCCGGGATATCCACTGATCGTGCGGGTGGAACGTCAGAGGTTAGCATATCACCAACACCTGTAAGAAGCCATGCAATATTTAGATCAGGATAAATAGAAGATATTTTATCCAATGATGTTCTTCTGATACTATCTCCTATATTATTTACAAATCCAGTAGATAAACCCACTTTTTTCTCAAAGCCACCTTGACTAATACCTATATAGGCAAGAAATGATATTAATCTTTCCTTCGTCGTCATGCTAATATTTTTTATACCCTCTTGCATACTAGAAGAATCTTCATATTTAATATGAAATACCTCATGTATCTTTTTCTGCATAGACTCGTTATAGGGAACACGACCATTTATCATATCAGATAAATATGTACTCTTGACTCCCAATCTTTCAGATATCTGAGCTTGATTGATAGAAAATTCATATTTTATTTTATCTATCAACCTCTTAAATTCTTCATTTACTGGCATAAAACATAATTTAACTGTTACTATATGAAAATAATTCATATCATCATACCTATATATGAAATAAGTTCATATATTTGCATCATCATTCAATCACGCACAAAGATACGATAAAGATTGAAATAACGAAATGGCATAAACATGCCAAAATGATATAAGGTCCTTTAGCTCAGACGAACAGAGCGACGGTTTCCTAAACCGCAGGTCCCGGGTTTGAGTCCCGGAAGGGCTACTAAAAAAGAGTTCTTTGACTTATTGAATAAAATCCTTATCCCCATAAGAGGATATACGCAAGAGATATAGGTATGGTGGTAAGGTTATGATAGGCGAAGATACCGGAAGGGATGATGATCCCCGCTCCCGATGTAGTTTAATCGGTTCCGACGTTGGAGTCTACATATTTAATAATGTATATACAAAGGTTAGATATTACGTCGTGTCAGTGAAGTACGGATATTTCCGTATCGGTGTCAAACTGTCTATCTAACGCATAAGATACACTCCCCCACCCGTCTATGATTCGGGTTCGAAACCGTTGGAGGTTGTAGGGGAGCTATTATAAATAAAAAGGAAATGTAAATCATGCAGAAAAAAGTGGAAAGCAAAAGAAAGATCAGAGAAATGAAAGTATCTGAGAAACTATCATTCCCTATAGAAGTGTTAGAGACGGTTAGAAATAACGTGTCTCTGTTAAACGCTAAGTATTATAGAGAGGGAAGAAAATGGTCTTCCGTATCAAACAAGGAAGAAGGGATCGTTTATGTCAGACGCTTAACATGACAGATCATGGAAAGGGTATTCACCGAGTTAACCGAGGAATGTGATTACACGGCCCAGTATTACGCCGTGGGATTCGAGAAAAAGGAGATAGCCGAGAAAAAACACAGGTCGTTGCATACTATCATAAACCAGCTAAGGACGGCTTTCGAGATACTTGGCGTAAGGAACGGAAGGGAATTGGCCATAAAGCTATGCGAGAGACTGTGCGATATAAAGGCTAACGTAAATATACAACAGATGGTTCATTCAGCCGTGGCGTGCGTCTTGCTACTTATCCTTTGCGTGGATTCTCATTTGGAAATGAGAAGGGCAAGGCAAAGGTGCCGGTCCATAGCTAGAATAGAGATATCCTCTAGGGCTTTTAGAGGCTGTAGAGGGAGGAATATAACATTATAACAATAACAATATGGAGAATATAGCGGAATTACCGGCAACCCAAGTGACAGCCGGACAACTAGCGGACTTGATCATATCAAGGCTAGCCACCCAAAAAGAAGAAGATCCATCCCGGAAATACGTTAGGGGACTAGATTCCTTGGCGAAATTGCTCCAAGTAAGTACATCCACCATAGCGAGATACAAGAAAAAGGGGATTTTCGGGGATGCCATAAAACAAAATGGCAAATATATCCTAGTGGACGTAAAGCTCGCTCAGGAAAGGTTCTTTTCCAAAAAGACGAGACCACATTAACAAGTCTTCCGGCTTATGGTCTTATCGCACCTGTGACGCATAAGCCGGAAGAATCTACTTATAATAAAAATACCCCCACCCGTTATCATTCGGGTTCGAAACCGTTGGAGGTTGTGGGGGATCAAATCTATAAACAACATTAGTATGAGATACATATTTATATCATTTACATTGCTGGCCATGTTAGTAGCTAGCATCTTAAAGGTTTTAAATTATATCAATTGCAGTTGGTGGGTAATAACCTCGCCATTGTGGTTGTACTGTCTATTTCATATCATGCTATTAGTTATAGCATTTATATTTCTTTTTTATCCTTCTAAAAAAGAAAAAACGCAAATAGATGATACCTCAAAGTCAAAGGTGGAGAAACTGCTTAAAGAAAACTTCGGGGAACGAAAAAATAACTGATAAACCAAAAAAACGGTGTGGACTTAAAATCCGCTACCCAAAGCGATAAACGAAAGTTGTTTATCGAGACCTACGGCTGTCAGACCAAGAGAGCCAAAGACTCGCAGGTTCCGGAGCGAGACCGGAAGCGGGAACGCACATTAAATATATAAATAATATGGAAAATGAATTACAAGGGAATATCCTTGGCACAGGATTTATCGGCAATAGATTCGAGATATCTCGAAATCCCGATATAAGCTTAGACGATTATTCCTTAAAGAAACAGATGGAATCATACCAAATAATCCTCGATAAAGGATTATTTGGTATAGTGAATCATAGCGATAAAATCCATTTAATAAAAACAACAAAATTATTGAGAGTATGAAAAAGATCCTTTCTATCCTTAGGGGTAAAAAACAGACAGAGCGACTTTCAGAGTTAAGGAGTCAAGAGATCATGAGGGCGCTTGACTCGGCGTTAAACAACGTAGAGGAGCAAAAGGTATTAGCCGACATCCGGTATCACGAGGAGATAAACAACCTAGGTGACGACGGGGTAAATTACAAGAGCAAGATCAATCAATTGATCGAGTACAAGGAGACGATTATCAACGCGGACAATACCATCCAAGCTATCAATGAGATCAAGAACGATCTCGAGAGCGAGGTTGAAGATGTTGACGAAAAAGATCGATAGACCTATTAATAACCAAGTTTTATAACAATGAAAGAAAGAAGGATTCCACCCTAGGAAATGGCTAGGGTAGGTAGCTAACCATAATAAATTCATATTATTATTCAGGGTTACAGGGGGTTCGAGTTCCCCCGGCTACCACGCTTAAATCACATTGCTAATTATTATACACTTCTCAACCAAGACCTTAATATACCGCCGTGAGGCAGGCAATTAGGGAATATTAGTTTTTACTTAAACTGTGCCGGGGTGGGATTCCCCGGCAAACGCTCCCTTAGCTCAGTTGGTCGAGAGCGCAACACTCATAATGTTAGGGTCGCCGGTTCAAGCCCGGCAGGGAGCACGTTTCACCCCTAGGGGTGCTTATTCAATCAATTATTTCACGAAAGTGCAACGCAGGTCTCCGTCCGTGAGGATATGAGGCCTTTTCACATCAAGAAATTTAAATCAACAACATATGATAAAGAGAAACCAAGCATGGCTCTGGAAGATATTCCGGGCCATAAAGAGCATTACCATCTTTACTTTTAGGATGGTCTTAGCTACAATATTGGGACTGGCCTCAATAGTCGCAATTTTCGAATGGAATGAAAAACCTTCTCATATCCATTTACTGATATTTGGCATAGTATCAGTATTTATTGTAATCAATCAAATCGTAATAATGACTTATGAGTCTGATAAATGAGAGACATCTACATCAAAGACCCCGACGGCGAACCGGAGTACGACGGGGAGGAAGACAACGAGGAATATGAGGAGAGCATGGAGGAGCTTAGGTTCCTGTTCGATTCTTATAATTGGTAACATCCCGCCCTTACGAGGTGTAACCCCGACCCAGACCGGCAACCGATATCCTAGACAAGTGGTAGGCCATGACGATATCATTGGCCCGGTGGAAAGGGACACGGTAATAAGGGCAGGGCGGCCGATGGTCTTAGTCCGGGTTCGACTCCCGGAGGCTGACGAATTTAAATACACGATAACATGGAGAAATCAGAAGAGATTGACAAATTAGCGATAGCGTTGGCCAAGTTTCAAGGATCGCTAGAGCAACCAAGCCTCAATTCCGAGGTCAAGGTAAAGACTAAAACAGGAGGAGAGTACAAGTTTAAGTACGCGGACCTATCCGAATGCAAAAGGGCGGCGAAACAGCCATTAGCCGACAATGAACTTTCAGTATGTCAGCTAATAGAGGATGATTACTCTATCCGGACCATACTGCTTCATTCCTCCGGTCAATGGATATCGTCCAAGGTAAGGATGCCATCCAATACGGCGGACGCTCAATCCATAGGATCGGCCATCACTTACGCCAAGAGATACGCCTTTTGCGCCATCCTAGGCATCGTGGCTGACGATGACGAGGACGCTAACATAGCGAGCGGTAATACCGCCCAAAAGGAGCAGCCTAAGGAGCAGCCTAAGGAGCAGCCTAAAAAAACGGCAAACTCCAAAGTAAAGAAAGAGCTTACGAGAGATCATCTAAACAATGAGATCGCAATGAAATCCATATCGGAGTGGCTATACAATAAAGAGAAGATAGCCAAGGAGTCCAACCAACCATTCTCCGTAGAAAGCGTTATCAGCAATGCTTACATTATAGGAAAGGTAGAGATGGATTCTTTCGTAGAGATATACAACAACTATAAAATAAACAATAACCTGTCATGAGCAAAGAACTAGAGCTAAGCGGCAAGACCCCGCTAACGAAAAGCGAGATCGAGGCTTTATCCATAGACCTTTTGAACCCGGTACTGGAAGGTGAGGTAGATCCCGTATCACACGTCGTCAAGTTAAAGGCGATGCAAGAGACCATCAAGAGGACGCTGGACGATGACCGGATGAAGGACGCTGTCCTTTCCGAGATCGAGAAATACGGTAAGGAGCGCTCTTGGAACGGGGCCACGGTCAAGATAAAGGAGACAGGCGTATCCTACGACCACTCCAATTGCAATGACCCGGTCTACGCTAGGCTGATCGAGGAAAGGATGCTTCTCGATGCCAAGATAAAAGAACGGGAGGCGTTCCTGAAGACGGTGCCGGATAATACCACGGTCATTGATGACGAGACCGGGGAGATATACACGATCCATCCGGCGATAAGGACGGCTAAGATGTCATATTCTATAACATTCAACAAAGAATAATCCACGCATGCCGTGGCTACGGGACGGTGGTTATCCCCGCCGTAGCGAATAACCGACCGCCCCGCTTATAAATCTAAAATTTAAAATCATAAACATTATGGCGAATTTATACGGCTCAATCTGCTTGAGCGACATACCGAAGGAGTTGATGAAAAAAGTAATGACGGCCAAGGGAGAGAAGATCTTCCTCAATATCTCGATCGGGGAGAAAAAAGAGCCTGTCACGTTCGATAACCGCACCTATACGCATTATGTGTCTTGCGCCCCAAGGAAAGAGGAGCGAAAGGAAGGCGTTTATTATGGCATAGGTGACTTGATGGAATCCACGTTCAAGAGCAATATCCCCTCACCGGAGGATATCAACAACGCCCCATCGGTCGATGATTCAGATCTCCCCTTTTAATCATGGAACTATACTTGCTCAACACCGCCGGCGGATTGAGGCCATGCTATGATTCCGACTATGACGAGAAGAAAAAGCTCAAGCTAGGCAAGATTTACAAGGCCAAGATAACGCTGGCACGGAACATAGATTTCCATAGGAAGTATTTCGCCTTGATAAATTGCGCATGGTCTTACCAGAACGAGAAGATCACGACGCATTTCAAGGAAAGCGTGGAGTGCTTCCGGAAGGCCGTTGAGATCGCCGCCGGGCATTGCGATACGGCCTATAGCATATCACGTAAGGAATGGATAGAGATCCCGAAGTCGATAGCCTTCGACAAGATGGACGAGGCCGAGTTCATGGATCTGTACGAACGTGTGAAGGACGTGCTTTTCTCGGTATTCCTTCGGGATATATCCGAATACGATTTCATGAGAAACCTATCGAATTTTTAGTCATGAGAAAAAGCGACAGGCCTCCAAATTACCTTATCAATAAGATCGTGAGGCATACCAACATTATTACTACTGCCTCTTATGGCAGCGTCAAATACATGGATGCGGCCAGACTCCTTAAAAAGGAGGTAAGGAAGCTGGAAACCTATAAGAAAAATGAGAGATCTTAAATACTGCCTCAATGAGGCTTGCTCTAAAAGACATTGCCTTTGCCATCAACGGCAAAAGCATTGGAAAGACCCGTCTAAAAAAGATGGGGAAACAAAGGCTACGGCCCTATTTGATGGGAACACCCCTTGTAAGGGGTATGTACCACAATACGAAAGAAAGAAGTACAACATTAATTATTAACAAGTTATGAGAAACTGGTTTATTTGCAAGGTATCATATGAAAAGATGCTGGAGAACGGCATACAAAAAAGAGTGGTCGAACCTTATTTAGTGGACGCTCTATCCTATACGGAGGCGGAAGCACGCACGATAGAGGAATTAAGACCGTACATTACCGGAGAGTTCACTATCGCCGATATAACCCGTAAAAAGATATCGGAACTGTTCTTTAACGATAACGGTGATAGATTTTACGATATTAAGGTCTATTTTATCACGCTTGATGAGAGAAGCGGTATGGAGAAGAAAACAGCGGCCAGATTCATAGTGCAGGCGAGCAACCTAAAGGAAGCGATCTCATGCTTCGAGGAGAATATGAAAGGGACCTTGGCGGATTATACCTTGGCAATGGTAAGCGAGACCCTTATTATGGACATCTTCCCGTTTGACGCTGATAGCGTACCAAAGGGCAAAACAGATAATTAATATTAGAGTGTGTTTTTCATGGTATTAGATTTGGGTTAGAATGATTATCCCCGCCGTCCGTGAGGATATGCGGGGATTTCGGGCGGTAAGTATTCCGGGATGAAACGTTACGGAGTGCGCATGACGTAAAGAGGCCGGTTCGATTCTGGCACCGTCCACGAATAACAAACATATAATCATGGGAACAATACAAGATTTAGATCACTTGACAATGGCCATATACCTTATCACCGCAATACTCGGACTTATAGCAGTGATCTTGGCAGGATTCTTATTAATAAACGAAAAAAGAAAACATCCATGGGAAAAGTAAAGAACATAACCTCTTTAAAGAACAGACTAGACCGTATATTCTCCGTATTTATAAGAATAAGGGATGCTGACAACAACGGTTATTGCCGTTGCATAAGCTGTGGGAAGATCGTGCATTGGAAAGAGGCAGATTGCGGACATTTCGTCAACCGGTCACATATGGGTACCAGATACAGCGAGAGAAACTGCAACGCTCAATGCAGGTCTTGCAACCGTTTCGACGAGGGCAACAACATCGGTTATGCCAAGGGCTTGATAAATAAGTATGGTGTAAAAGTAATTAACGAGCTTGAGGTAAAAAAGCACTCTATCTCTAAACTCTCGGCATTCGATTACCAATTGATGATCGAAGATTACAAGAAACGAATAAAGGATTTGAGGGATCAGAAAGGCATAAAGGATTGAAATGGCTAAGAAGAAAGACGAGCAAGAAAAGGTGAAATGTGGCGATTGCGCCAACGGACATCCTCACAAGGGGCTATGCGTTTGGTGCATCATACATGATGCTGGAAGGGTAGCTAACTCCACGAGATTTTGTAACACTTTTAAAAAGAGAAGATAATATGGAACAAGAGAAATTTGATTTATGGTGCGTGGTCGAGTTATTCGGCCATTCAAGGATAGCGGGAAGATGTACGGAACAGAACGTGGCCGGTACCAATATGCTTCGGGTAGACGTTCCGGATACGAGTAACCAGCCCGGTTTCACCCGCTTTCTCTCATCGGGGGCCATATACGCTATAAATCCTGTCTCCGAGGGAGTTGCAAGGCAAATAGCGGAGAACCTGCAAATACAACCTGTAAACATATGGGACGTAAGACACCTTGTAGACCAAAAACTAAAGTCCCTGCAGGACGGCGAGTCTCCGGATTTTGATTTTTAATATATGGATAAGGGTTTCATAATGCTCTCTCGTAAGTTTTTCTCTAATGAAATATGGGAAGCAACCCGAGCGTATCAGATGCGCCGATTGCGTGCACGGCAAGCCTCACAAGGGTCTGGCCGTATGGTGCGAAATATTGAATACCGGAAGGGTAGCGAACTCTTTCCGGTATTGTGACAACTATAAACGATAACTTATATGAGAACGATCAAAGCGAACACGAAGGCAAACGGGGATATACTCCCGGAGCCTAAATTCAAGAGGATACCCGTAAGGGTTGACAAGAACACGATCATCCTCGTAAGGGAGGGTTTGAACGTGGAAGAGCATCTAAAAAGATTCAAGAACAAGGACAACACGCCACCGGGATATATCCCGTGGTTCTAAAAAAACTTCAATTTGTTTGGTGTTTAAAAAGAGCAATCAATATGATTAAATCATGATAATAGAAATCTTAAACTATCTAAGAGAAAAAAGAGACATCAAACTGAGGATGTCTCTTTTAAGCAAAGCTGGAGGATATACGATACAAGAACTCCCAATGGTATATTCATTCGTTCTAGGAGGTTTCCACTCTTTGCTTGAGTTAAAAGAGTTCAGGGAATGGAAAGAGCAAAAACGAGACAATGAGGTTATCAATCCATCTCAACCGACACCACTATAGCACATCACTAGGATGCGTGTCCTATATTTTTAAAGCAAATCATTTGGCGTTTTGAATTTGAGTTGTATCTTTGCGATGTTTTCCCGCCAAGAAAACATTTACATATTAGTATCTAAGGTGGATTTTTTATATCCATCCGATTGCTTATATCTGCAAAGATAAAGAGCTGTTCGTATTCCTTTGTAGGCTACCTCAGATACTGATGTAGTGTTTCTTGGCGGAAAAATAAGGAAGCGAACAGCTTTCTTTTTGTACATAACTCAAATTTCAACTACAATGCCAAGAAACTTGAAATTAGAGGAGAAGCGAAGTATAGTAACTTCTACATCTACGCCTAACAGTGCGAGAACTGTATCCTACCGAAAGTTTGAAACCGAGAAGAACGCCAAGAACAAGGCGTATTTCTTCATCCTCTCCAATGGGCTTTACGATGCGTTTCGTGAGTTCTGTAACAACTATCATTCAAGTGATCCACACGAGGATTGCTTGGAAATTCTTTTGTTTAAAATCTAAAGAATAAAGCATATTAAATTTTAAAAGCCCCGGTCTAGGCCGGGGAGTATATCGTACACTTTAAATTTAAGTAATCATGGATATAAAGAAAATGTCAAACAGGGATCTCAAATATGGCATAGACCGATGCAACGCAAGGTTGGCCGGAATAATGCCAATGGGATACATGGACAAGGAACGATGCCTCGATGCGATGGAGCGATATAGGCAGGAGTTGTATAACAGGGGGATAATATATTAAATACATGATATGGAAACAAGGAAAGAGTTAACGAGCTATTTCCCTCACGACAGTAATGCCAGAAACTCGGATAAGCTGATTCGTTTACGAATGAGGCATAAAGCCGCCGGATATGGTGTTTTCTTCATGATATTAGAACGTCTTAGAGAGGAGCCAAGCTATATGAGTGTCAAAGATTATAACATGATAGCCTTTGACCTTCGTGAGGACGCATCCTTAATAAAGTCCGTCATTGAGGATTTCGGGTTATTTGTCTTTACCGAGGACGGTAAGTACTTCTACTCCGAAAGCTTCAAGAAAAGAATGGAATTCAAAGACGATAAATCAAAGAAACGATCCGAGGCAGGGAAGATAGGTTTAGCTAAACGATGGGGCAAAAAAGAATCAGAAATAGCAAATGCTACGGATAATGATAGCAATGCTATAGCAAAAGACGAAAAAAATATAGCAAGAAAAGAAAAGGAAAGTAAAGATAATAATAATATACCCCCTACCCCCAAATCGGGGGACGCCGTCACTCCCGTTCCGGAAGCGGGCGATAACTCAGAAAAGGTAAAAACATGGAAAGATGATTTCAACATCTATTTGGATTTAGTCCGTAGCGCATATAAGAGCATATGCGACGATCCAAAGATCATGGAGACCCAACAAGCCTATTATCCCGGCGTAAATATAAAACTATCTCTCGAGAAGGCTTGCACAAATTTCTGGGCGACGGATGCCGGATGGAAGCACAAGAAAAAAAGTAGGGCTAAAGAGATTGACATGAGAATGACATTGATTAACGCAATAGACAAAAACAAGGTTTATTATGGCAAGAACGAGCATCGCACAGACCTCACTTACATCGTCCCTGATTGACGGGAAACTGCCTCCCCAAGCCAAGGAGATCGAGCAGATAATACTCGGGGCTTGCCTCATAGAGAGCGACGCTTTCGAGAAAATCGCCTCGGAGCTATCTGAGGCCGATTTCTACGACAAGAGGAACCAATCTGTATTCAAGGCCATATCTGGGCTATACAAAGAGAGAAAGCCCATAGACATGATGACGGTCACGCAAGCGATGCTGTCATCCGGGGAGCTTGAGAGTATTGGGGGGCCGATATACATAGCCTCCCTTACCTCCAAGATCGGGTCTTCGGCCCATATACTGGATCATGCCATGATCGTCAAGGAGCGGTCCATACAGAGGAGGGGGCTAGCTATCGCCAACGACCTAGAGAACGCCATCTATTCCAACGAGGATATAGGGGACGTTCTTCACAAGGCCATAAACGGCTCAGAGACCCTCATGGAGGAACTTATCGGCAAGTCTAATGGCGAGCATATATCCAAGGCCCTTAAAGGCTCCATGGACGGTTTATACAAGCGTGTGGAGATGGCTAGGAAAAACATCCGGTCTGGTGTAGACACTGGGCTTCACGACCTGAATAAGATCACTAACGGCTGGCAACCGGGAAACTTGGTGATAATAGCCGCTAGGCCCTCCATGGGAAAAACGGCCGTGATGCTTCACTTGGCCAAATCGGCGGCAAAATCCAACACGCCTGTGGCTATATTCTCGCTTGAAATGTCCGACATAAGCTTGGCCAACAGGTTGATCCTATCCGAGTGCGACGTAGATCAGGAACGGTTCAAGTCCGGGTATATGACAAACGAGGAGATCAACAAGGTAGAGACGGCAGTCAACGAGCTTTGGAGGCTCCCGATCTATGTCGATGACAACCCGTGCGTTACGATGGATTACATCCGCTCACGATGTAAGATACTGAAGAAGCAAGGCAAGTGCGGGATCATCATGGCCGACTATCTCCAATTGGCGGAGAGCGGGGAACGGGAAGGAAACCGTGAGCGGGAGGTAGCCAAGATGTCAAGGACCGCCAAGATCACGGCGAAGGAGTTAAAGGTCCCCTTCTTGCTCTTATCCCAATTGAACAGGGGAAACGAGGCCAGACCGGACAAGAAACCCCTCCTATCCGATCTTAGGGAATCCGGGGCTATCGAGCAAGACGCTGATATCGTAATGTTCATTCATAGACCGGAGTATTACAAGATCGAGGTCAAGGACAAGAACGGCAACGTAGAACGCAATTACGGAGAGTTGATCGTGGCCAAGAATAGAGATGGGGCCACTGGATTAGTAAAATTTAAGCATAATGACGGCATGACCAAGTTCTACGATTACGGGAGTTGTGACAAGGACATGCCATTTTAAAAACAGATCATGGAAATAACAGAGAGATTGAGAAACACCCCTACCGGCTTTGTTATCCAAGTCGGGACAAACAGGGTGCAAGTCAAGCGCTTCGAGGCAATATACCAAGGGAAAGCGGTCGTATGCAGGGGATGTCTGTTCCGGGGCGATGGAGCTAGGGATTGCGAGTACAGCAAGGCTTGCATGGCTCATCTGAGGCCGGACCATGAGAGCGTAGTTTTTGCTAAAACAGAGGTTTAATCATTCATCATAGTTGAAAACTGCATTCATCTATGATGAGAGCAAAGAAAGAATATAAAATTACATGAGAACACCAATCACATATTATGGAGGCAAGCAAAACTTGTCCGAACGCATTGTATCAATGATGCCTAGGCATAAGATATATTGCGAGCCATTCTTTGGAGGAGGAGCGGTATTTTTCGCGAAGCCTAAAGCAGGGATAGAAGTGATCAATGACAAGAACGACTTGTTGATAAACTTTTTCAAGGTCTGCCAGTCCGCATCCAAATTTAAGGAGTTACGTGAGAGAATCCGATTATCGCTACACTCCGAGTCTGACTACATTAGGGCTAGGAACATTTATCGAGGACGATCTGAGGTCTCGGATGTAGACAAGGCTTGGGCCGTATGGATCATGGCAAATGAGTGCCATTCTGGTAGCTTGTATGGAGGATGGAAATTCTGTAACGGTACCGCCGGGACACACTTCGGGAAGGTTTTCAGGAATAAGCGTGAGGAGTTCAACGATAAATTGTACGATCGCCTATCAGAGGTGCAGATTTCCTGTAGGGACGCGTTGAAAGTTATCAAGAACAGGGATAGCGTTGATACGTTATTTTACCTTGATCCTCCTTATCCCGGGGCGGTTCAAGGTCATTATTATGGTTATGGGGAGAATGACCTTGCGGATCTGCTAGATCTTTTGTCTCGGATCAATGGTAAATTCATTCTCAGCAATTACTGGACTGACACCTTACGCTCCTTTGTCAATGAAAACAAATGGAACCATAAGGAAGTAAAAGTCACCACTCATACGTCCGTTCACTCTCGGATAAGGGAGAGTACGGAGGTTTTGGTTTACAATTACGAGATTGAGAAAACATTATTTTGATATGAAAGCGAAAATAAGAAAGACTGGGGAGATCGTTGATGTTATCGCCTTCAAATCTTCCGAAGCCTGTCCTGAAAAGGATTGGGTGCGCTATGTGGATTCCGAGGGGCTTGATCTCATACAGGAACTCAACGCTCTAGAGGATCTAGAAGTTATAGATAAGACGGAGAATAAAGCCGTTGATTGGGAACAACGCAGATATGAGATTGCAAAAGAAATGATGGCAGCGTTTCTTAGTAATTCAAGCAGAGAAGTCTATGAAGGCGCTTTTAAAACACAAGCAGAATATGCCGTAGTTTTTGCCGATGCGCTCATAGCTAAATTGAAGGAAGGAGGTGAATCATGAGAAATAAAGAACTAATCGCTCTATTACAAGAGCAAGATCCGGAAGCGGAGGTAATGATCCGCACGTCCGATGGAGAGTATGAGTACGATCCGGTGGATGTAACATGGGACGAAGAGATAGAATGTGTAATTATTCAGGAGGGATAGATATGGCTAAAGAATACACTATAGGCGAGACGTTCCGTCAAGGGAAGGTTAATCTAAAGGTTTGCGAGGGTCTTTGTATTGACTGCTATTTCTTCAACAGAAAGAAAGAAGAATGCGCAAATATGGCTTGTTTGGATTTCCAAAGAGAAGACAATCAAGATGTAATATTTTTAGAGGTGAAGGAGGATAAAGAATGTTGACTAAAAGTATGATTTCAGAAGGTTTGCTGCAATACTATAATTGGCAAACCGATTACTGTCTTTTTACAAACACCGATTCCATGGATGACTTTTTAGAAAACGAATTGCCAGATGATTATGAAGTCATAGAACGAGATAGCAATCAATGTATAGTCGATATGGACGGAGATAAGTACGAGATAACCGTGTATGGAGATGGTGATTTTTCCCATCATGTAGCATCTATTTATAAATTAAGTTAGGAATAAAGATGAACACACAGATTTGCACGAATAAAGAACAATCAGCCCGGCTATTAGAGGCCGGGGTGAGACCGGAGACGGCGGACATGTATCTTGACGAGTTCGAACGTCTGGTCGCATTTGAATATAGAAGGATTAAAAGTAAAGCGTATCAAGATACGGTATTGCCCACTTGGTCTCTATCCAAGCTGATAGATATGATGCCTAAATCATATCAAGATGATATTGACGGGATGGTTTATTACCTATCCGGAAATTTCGTTGAGTTAATGTACGCATCGGACTGGATCGAGGACGGGGAAAGTGACAATACTTACAATTGCGCAAAATCCTTCGACAAAGAGAATCTGATGGATAATGTGGTTGACGCTATAGAATGGCTTATCAGAGAAGGGCACTTGAATAAGAAATTCCTAACAGATAAATAAATATGAGCAAGATTGATATGAGACTGACAGTAGAAGAAGCGGCTCATTTATTCGCTGAAAGCAGGAGTAGCGGTAGTGTATTCCCGGCGTATTATCAGGGATTTATAGCAGGTGCCGAATGGCAGGCAAAGCAATCCCCGTGGATAAGCGTGAAGGATCGGCTACCGCCACCCGGAGAAGAGGTTCTGTTATTTGATAAAAATTCTATAAGACATCTTGTCTTAGGCTGGTTAAGAGAGAATAAAGGATATAATAAAAGTATGTGGGCTTTGTCAAATGGTCATGTTGATGATGAAGACATTACACACTGGATGATAATACCTAAAAATCATGGATAATTCAATAAAATGCCCATTCTGTCATTCGACTAGATACATAAAGGGATCTTTTCTCTGTGGGTTATATAATTGCAAATGTCTAAATTGCGATAAGTTATTTCTGGTCACGGTAAATGATGGTAAAAATATTTATATGATCGAGAAACGTAGCAAAAATGAATAGTATTAACCGAGCCTTCCCTTGAAGGCTCATAATTTAAAAGATATGAAACAGATAGATGTAGAGGTCAGTGCTACCATTAGCATGAATTACGATCCGGAATCAGAAGAATTTAAGGATTCACTTGAAAGTTATCGGAATGCGATAGAGAACGGTGCTAGTGAAGAAGATATGCTCCGGCAGATAGCATGGTACATCACTGCATTCGGCACAGAAAACATGATAGAGGGTATCGGTTATGTATCTGTGGATGGTGAAAAGAATGGTGATCCAGAAGACTGGTGCGGAGTAGATATCGTGAATAGCCTCAATATAAATGATACTCCAGATTTTCAAACAGCGATAATTTAACCTCTAATAACATGTGCGTACTTATTTACGACGGGGATGTAGAAATACAATCCCCTAAACAACTAGAGGATCATTTCCCGCAAATCACGAAAATGATCCCAGCGGAAGGGTATGACAATATCATACCGGAATCTTGCCTGTGCCAAGTGGACATAGAGAATACTCTTGATAGTGCCGGAATAAAGTATATTGAAGATTGCGGGGACTATATAATCATTAAATAATAAATAAATTGAAATCATGAGATTAAGACAAGCAAAGAAGATAATGAAAAACTTCCAGTTATATCCCGGGATGTTATGGATATATGGAACCGGAAGACTGGATAAAGCCAACAATATAGTGCTACATCATTATTCTAGGGTGAAACCCGGAATAAAAGTATGGAACATTTTAATGGATAAAGATCCGTTATTGGCGACCAAGATACTTAATGGGTTAATCAAATCAAAGAATCCTTGAGTTTATTTAAACTTTTATTGTTTATTTGCAAAAAATATTTTTTATGAGAATTATAAAATCGGACACAGGAAACGAGGTGAAAGTATTCGCCGAGACATTTGAATATGAAGCTTATGAGCAAGTTAAAAGACTCGCAAACTATGAGGCTTATCAGAATTCAATTATTAGAATAATGCCAGATAGCCATGCTGGTAAGGGATGTACTGTCGGTACTACAATGACAATAACCGATAAGGTAACCCCAAATTTAGTTGGGGTGGATATTGGTTGCGGTATGCTTACCGTGGAATTGGCAGATCAATCCATAGACTGTGAGAAATTGGATTCCGTTATAAGGGAAATGGTTCCCAATGGGTTTGATATACATGACACCCAAAAGGAGAATTTTGATTTTTCAAACCTACGATGTGCGAAGCAAGTAGATTTAAATAGGGCTTATCTATCACTCGGTACGCTTGGAGGCGGTAATCATTTTATAGAGGTGGACTATTCAGAAAGAAACCATAGGTACTATTTGGTTATTCACTCTGGCAGTAGAAAGCTGGGAGGCGATGTTTGTAAGCACTATCAAAATTTGGCTGCAAATACAGAAAGTGATCGGGCGATAGAGGTACGTAATACTATTGCCAGATTGAAAGCAGAAGGTAGGGAAAGGGATATTCAGGAAGCGATTAAGAACATTTCTATTCCCGGTAAGGACAAAGAGCTAGCGCATCTTTCAGGTAGTGATTTTCACGACTATATTAATGACATGGCAATAGTACAACGTTTTGCGATGCTCAACCGTGCTACCATGGCGGCTATTATCATCAAAGGAATGGGATTTAAAGAGGAAAGCAGGTTTGAAACCATACATAACTACATTGATTTTAAACGTATGATCCTTAGAAAGGGCGCTGTAAGCGCCGAGATTGGAGAAAAGTTACTCATTCCTATCAATATGCGTGATGGATCTCTTATCTGTATCGGGAAAGGAAATCCCGACTGGAACTATTCAGCGCCGCACGGGGCCGGACGTTTGATGAGTCGGAACAAGGCAAAGGAGTTACTCAGCATGGAGGAATACCAAGAATCCATGAATGGAATATACACAACTTCTGTAAGTAAGGCCACAATAGACGAGGCCCCACAAGCGTACAAGTCCATGGAAGAGATCATGGATGCAATTACGGATACTGTCGAAATTATAGATGTTATAAGACCAGTCTATAACTTTAAGGCGCAAGAAACCAAATCATAACAGGCACATCAAGTGCCGTATCCGAGCCATCACCTCATAGAAGTTGACAGGCTCGAAATCCAAGGAATCCGTGAGGCGGTCTATCTCCCGTCTTACGGATTCCTTTTTCTTTTTATCTTCTTTTTTCTTTCCCATAACTCATCGTTTATATCGTTCCTGTGACGATGGCAATCGCAGATGAACATCCTTATCTCATCGGACATCAAGGCTCCTATATCGCCAGCCAAGTAAGCGATAGGCTCCCCTCCGATCTCCATATCCAAGGCCAAGGACATATGATCCGTCAAATGGCGGCACTCATGGAACAGGGAATTGGCGAACTCCTTATAGGACGAGGTCCGGCCTATCACCATGACGGATTCCCTTCGCCGGTAGTTGGAATAAGTAAGTCCCACGTCCAGCTTGCAGGAGCCTACGTTGCCATAAGCCTCCCGTATCTTGCTTTCCGGGCAACCGACCCTCCTCAATAGGGCTATGATATCGGATGTCCTCGAGCAGGTGACGTTATACAGCACGTGGATCACCCAATCGTATCTCTTGATATGGTAATCCCGTCGTATCATCTCCTTACCGTCTTGAACTCCCGCTCTATCCTCCTCCTTTGTTGCCGGGTGAGATTGGTTGCCTTGAGATTGCCCACCACCTCGGATACCTTGTCAAAATCCTTCTCCGGCATACTCGCCAGCACGTCCTTGGGGGACTCTCCCTTCAATATCCTCAGTATGTAGCCCCAGCCTCCCATCACATCATCTCCTCCCAGATTATAGGCGTGCCGGACCCGATGCAATCAGCGTAGAACCGGGTGAACACTATCCCGTCGTAAGCGTCCGGATCGTCGCAGACGTTCTTGACATAAAGAGCGGCGTACTGCTCGTTAGGCACGGAGGAGCCAAGGTAATCGGCCTTGCACATGTTGGCGGCGTAAACATAATCGTATCCACCCTTTTTCTTCACGTCAACGCTATACTTCTTCAGCATCTCATCCACCTGCTCCTTGGTGAAAGGGGTTATCTTGACCTTCTTCCCGTTTCCGTCCTCCTTCTCCATCATGGATACGGCCCAATCGCACATGGCCTTGGAAAAATGCCAGCCATACGCCTTCAGGTAGGATCGCATCCCGGAAGGGAAATCATCATACATATCTAGTCTCATATTCCTCTGTTTTTTAGGAGGGGGAAACCGGTCCCCCCTCATGGTTATCTACGATATCGTCTCGAGTAGCGTCCGGTGCCCGGCACCCCACGGCGATTGCCATAACCGCCACCGGATGATCCACGACCGCCGCCACGGTTACCGTAGCCGCCACGCTCCCACATCTCACGGAACTCGTCGTCGTCCTCGAACTCATCGTCTTCGTCTTCCTCCATGCGGTTGCCATAGCCTTCCATGGCCTTCCGCTTTCCTTCCTTACAGCCAAGCTTATAGGCCTCCTTCGCCAGTTCTAACATATCCTCGTCTTCCATGGCGTCGAATTCCTCGATCAGCTCTCTCAGTTTTCTGCTATATGTTCCCATATCACTCTGTTTTTTTATTCTTGTTATTATTACCGTTCACGGAACCGACAAGTTGCTCCATCATGGCAACCAACCTTGCGTTAGCCTCCTTCAGATCGGACATCTCGTTTCTCATGTTAGCGATCTCACTCTCCCTCTCCTTCTCCCGGGCAAACTCTGGGTTCAGTATTACCAGCATCTTCTCGCACCCCTCAATCACGGATTTATGGTAATCGATGCTGTCAAGTGCCTGTCGGCTTTGCTGCATCATGGCGTTGATCTCCGTATTCAGGGCACCTAGATCGCATGACACAACCAGTTTCTCCCCGTTTGTAGTGGGGTAATCCGTAATGGTAACGTCGGACAAGACGTTGGAGAAGCTGACGTTGTCCTCACCTACCTTGGCCTTTATGTCCACCACGATTTTAGCTTGCGGACCATACATATTGAAATTTGGATTCTCCGGTCTCGGAGGGGACACGCTGACTATGCTTCCAACCTCACAAAACGGCGTATTCCCCTTATGAAGGATATATAAAGGATTCCCTTGTCTCTGATTCTTGAACATATTTCTTGGTTTTTATGAGAGCCGGATCGCTCCGGTCTCTCGTTGATACTCTATCACACCACTCCCGTCATTATCTGGAGCGTATTATTGCCCGACTCATAGTAACACAAGTAGATTCCGGTGCCGGTTATATCGGATGCCGTGACATCTGCGCCGTTAATGGTCGTTAGCGCCTGCGTGGAGCCGTTCGTGTCAAACACTACCGGCAACGTCCCGGTAGTACCAGCCGGGATAGGCTGGGCCAGACGGAACAAGATCAACCCGCTAAACGGGGCTGACAGGAACGGGTGATTGCGGAAGGAGAAACGAACGTTGGTCGTCCCGACCGTAACGCCCGTGCTCTCCAAACGTGGGATACCGTTCTTGTTCGCCATTATGAAAGGACTAATGAATGCCATAACTCTTTATTTTTAGGTTATTAACTCATTATCCCCATCCGTTGCCGAAGTTTCCCCAGTTACCGAGACCTAGGCCTAATCCGTACTGGGCGGCCACGCAAGTGGGTATGCCTACCACGGGGGAGTAAGGAACCTTTGCCACCTCCGGCTGGTTACACTCGATCTTGGCCAATCTTGAGCTCAAATCACCCAAGGCGTTACCTAGAGGGGCGGTCTGCGCCTGTAGAGTAGCGGCGAAATAGGCGTTCTGGTTGCTTTGGGAGATCTGTCCTTTCAAGGCTAGGTTCTCCGCCGTCAAGCGATCCATCTTGTCTTGTTGATACAAGTTCTTGAAATCACGAACCTCGTTGATGATATCACGGGTGTTCTGCAGACCTGAGTCACGGAGAGTCAACGTGTTGTTGTTCATCGTATTCACCAGCGTGTTTGTCTGGTTGCAGCTAGCCAATTGGTTCTCGTAGCCCATCTTAGTGATGTTGTTGTTAACCGTGCAGCAGCACTCGGCGATCTGGCTCAATAATTGATTGTTACCACTTTGGACGGCGTTAATGATTTGTTGGGAACTCATGCCTACTTGGTTACCCACGCTCTGGATCTGTCCTTGGATCTGGCAGATAGCGTTTTGTAATTGTTGGGTTGAGCAATTCAAGGAAGATGACAATTGGCTGATAGCCGTTCCGTTTCCTTGGATAGCGTTCATCAACAATTCACGACCAGCGTCATTGTTCAATTGAGCCGGTAATCCGTTAGCCCCGTTGTTGCCGAAGCCGTTGCCACCCCAGCCTCCCCATACGAAGAACAGGAGGATGATCCAGATCCACCAGCAACCACCACCGCCCCAAGCGTCTTGATTGCCCTTATTGTTCATCAAAGCCGCTACCAAATTGGGGTCCAATGATTTTCCACCGCCACCCATCAAGCTCGGGAGAAAGGCCATGATGTCAAACTTACTTCCACCGGAATTACCTCCTTCGGGAGTACCGATAAAATAATTTCTATCCATTATCTTTAATTTTTGTCGTTAATCCGGCACCATTACCGGACACGACAAAAATCATGAGAAGTGCTCTGCTAAATAAATATCTCCTTGCTAGCTTATTGCGAGGTTGTTGCTAGTTCTTTGCGGAAGGGGATGAGACAAAAAAAGCGCCGCCAATTTGTGTTGACGACGCTTTTACCTTTTAAGGGAGGCTTTATAATGATATGGAAAGGAGCTCTTCTCCTAATTTATGCAAGGCTTTTTCCAATTTTAAGCTTTGTTCGGGTCTAGGATTTCTTCCTCCAGAAGCATAATGCCATAATTGTTTTTGATTTATCCCTGTAATACGTTCTAAACCAGCCTTTGAAAATATGCCAGAATAAAATTCCAACAAAGACCGTACATCCATTTTAAACACCAACTCGTAATCACCTTGCAACTCTTCCGGAATATCACAGCCTAGCTCCTCACATTCCGAAACAAAGGTATCAATAGATTCTATCATACCCATTTTTATCTCATCAATAGTTTTACCGGTAGCTATTATACCGTCCAAACCATCAATATAAGCCGAGTAATTATTGTCGGCCCGTTCAATGATAACTCTTAGTGTGTGCATACATTTTTGTCTTTTTTTCTTTTTATGTTTTTCATGTATTAATTCAAAAGTTTTCTGGAGGCGGCATAAGCAGGACTATTTAAGTCCTGCCTCCCTTAAAACGGAATTCAACGTCCCTTCCTTTAGATCATCGTTGAGATTACCCGGAATTACTATGGGTCTTCTGGCTCCTTTCCTATAGTAAATCCTATGATCTCCACGCATCCGGACAAAACACCATCCGTTTTCTTCAAGTAAGGATATAACATCCTTGACTCTCATTACCATTTGGCCTCCTTTCTTTTTTAATTATAAAAAAAGATAACAAACAACGAAGGTTTGACAGGGGCAAAGGTAACTATAATTCTACTATCTCCAAACAAAACGATAACTATTTTTCTATCATTTCGTATATACAACTATTTTAAGGTCAAAAAAGTTCACGAATATAGAGGATTTTCTATAGCTAATTTTTCCTTCACGCTTTCTAATACTCCTCTCAGGAAATAACTCCTCCTTATCCTGTCCGGGTACAAGTTACGCATCCGGTTCACGGCTTGCCTCGTCATTCCCGTCAGATCGGATATGATATTGTCGCTCAACTTGCGATCGGCCAGTATGGTTATAGCCACTCCCCTAGCGTCAACGTTCTTCTCCTTGTTGTTGCTAAACATCATTACCGGATCGGTTCCGCACTCCTTGCAGACTGCCTCTATCACTTTTTTGTAAAAAATTTCCACCTTATTCATAATTCATAAACTTTTTATTTCGTGGTTTGTTTTACTATCAAAGCCGGGCACAAAAAATGCACGGCAGAAAGACTTATAAGAATCTTCCCGTCGTGCGTGGCATGAAAAAATAATCAAACTTCCGATCCGATTATTTAGGGAAGATTCTTTTTTCTTTATCTTCCCTTTCCGGTTCGTTCTCACGAAGTCACCATCAAACTAATATTAAATTAATCATGAACAAAAAAACGTCAACTCTTGTTATTCATATAACGCATTCATTCTATTATCAGAGGTTTCTCGGGCGTGAGCCATGGAAGCCTCACCAAATTCTATAAAACCCACCTATCCCGACATAGGGTGACAAGCCATTCTTACCGATCCCATAACCGGCTATCGCACCGATTCCCCATCTACGGGGGGAGATCGTCTTGGTTATATACTCAGTCCTTCTATAAACCTCGATGTAATTAAGATTAGGCTTATAGCCGGATATTGACAGCCGATAATCATCTGTCTTGTACTCCTTGCTGGTTATCGGCACCGGGACATATATAGGTTCCTTAATCGTATCACCGTCTAATGTAATGTAGACAGGAAAAGGCTCAGGTATTGTTTGTACCAGTGTCTCATAGACCGGGTACGGGATGCTGTCATGTATCGTATCCACCTTGGCGGACGTGTCGGTCTTGGATATCGAATCACTAGCCACATCCCCCCGGATATGGTAGCCAGCGGTAAAACTGGCTACCAAGCACATTAGTATTAATATAACCTGCCATGCTCTCATAACAGATTCCACCCCGCAATAACATCCGACATATCAGCCTCCCTACCATTCTCCACCTTGCTCATCCCGCCCACGATCCGGATCATCTGCTCACGATCGTTGATATTTACAGGATCGTCAGCCGGTATCCCGGCGTAATCGGACACGGCCTTAATGTAAGCGTCCGTATCGTTCTCGTTTTCCGGTGCCCAGCGACCGATCATCTTGCGGATCGTGTCCAAATTATAGTTGTTATAGTAGTTACGCAAGATCCGGAATATGGCACGGTAGCCATACGCCATCGTCTCAAACTGTTTGAACGACTTGTCCTTGCTCGGACGTATCTCACCTTGGAACAAGTCTCCGTTGATCCGGATGTTTCCCGGGTTGTTGTTCCGATACCCACGAGGTAAATTATTTTTCCCCATATTTTACTCTCCTTTCTTCTTTTTATTCATGGCATTGGATAAAGCGTTTGTCAAAGCGTCCTCCAAAACCTTTTGCGTTACAACCTTACCGATCATGTCGGCTGTCTTACTCGCCTGCCTCCTTTGTTTGGCGTCAGCCTTCTCCCAGATAGACCGAACCTCCGTTATCAAGATAAATACGGTCACTATCGAGGATACGACCGGGACATTGGTCAAGAAAGGCAGATGGATAAATTCCCAGAACCGGCACACGTAGCAAACCGAGTCTATCCCGCACGCTATACATACGCTACCAGCGTAAAGTATGAACTTACTGACCGTCCTACGCATGCCATACGAATTACGCTCCTCGCCCCTCAATTTAGCCTTGTAATAACCCGAGGCGAAATCCCACCCCATCGCCACCATAACGATGAACATCTCAAACACGACTACAGTCAGTAGCTCCCTCATACTGCAAATCATTTTAAAAAATTCCATTCTTCCGATCCTTTTTTTTATTTAGTTATAAAACCACTATGCTCTCCTCCTCTCTCGCCGCCTCCCACTCGGCGAAATCGCTATCCACACGGTCTTTCAACGCCTTCCTCTCGTTAAGGAACGTCTTATAAGACTCCACGTATGACAAGTCCAATATGCCTAGCTGGGCGGCGTTGTAGTCGTTCAGCTTCTTTTGCTCCACGTCCTTGTCCCATAGGGCGTTGATACAGGCCTCCAATATCTTGTTGGCAGTTAACGTGGCCCATATCCTGACCTCGTTGTAACTATAGGAGATCACGGGGGTCATATCGTCACCCATCTCCCTTGTCTCCTCTCTAACGTCCCACCGGTACAGGTAGGAACCGTCACCATCCTTCTCGACAGTGATAGGCACTGTGTCGCTATATGTTCTTTTCATATGTTATCGTTTAATAGTTACTAAAAAATCCTCGACGTGAGACGTGCGGCTACGCCGACGTTTTACGAAATTCGGGGAAAAAGCAAAGGCGAGATCCGACGCGACGATACGCACCAGAAGGGGGATCACCAGCACTCACATAAGTGAGGCCCGCACTTGGCCCGCTGTCCGCATTACCGCCAACCTGTATCACCTGCATGCGGTTAGCCGATGTATTGATGGAGTAATAGTCGCACCAGTAGGTAGAGGAGCTGCCGCCGACCTCCGTGGCCACTATATCGCCATCTTCCCCAAGCAACATCTTCTTGGCATAACCGTTTGTACGGCAGATATTGCCCTTCTTGTCATAGCCGGTGTAAGAGGTGTCGCTGAAATTCGACGGGTCATCGGTAGTCCATAATATGGATAATCCCGCATCGCCCGTGGTGACCTGTATATTGGCCCCGTCAGTATATTTCCATATATGGGCGAACGGATTCTCTATACCACGATACCTGTTAGCCATCAACGTGGCGTGAGTACCACCGGAAGCGTTCTTCACCACATATGCCTTCTCTCCCGAGCCGTTCCCGAACTCGTTGGTATAGCCGCATGGGATAAGGGGGTTGATGTTGTTGAAGTTAGTCCAATCCGTCATTTGCGTCGGTCCCGGACCTAAGCCACCTTGGGCGAAACCGTTAGCGTCCTTCTGGGCGTTGAAAGGCTTCTGGCTGTCCAGCGTGGCGTACTCGACGGCGAATAGCCAGAACAGGATCTTGTGGGCGTTATAGGTATACATTTCCCATCCGCTGCCTCTTTTCCTCGCGGCTTGTCGGAATTGGTCTCGGGTGAGGTTGGTGACGGGGCGGCCGAGTAGGGAACGGTAGGTATCATCCCATTCAGCGGTATTGTCGCCACCTCTAAAATTAGTTGAATTAGGATCACTTAATTTACTAGCTCCAGCCGCCGAACATAATAAATTATCGGTTCTATACATTCTGGCTTCATATGTTGAGATATAGAACTTATCTACATGTTTATACCCAGGTAATGGAATTTCGGACAACATCTTCCTAAATTTAGTGCCATTAAAATACAATTTATACCAATGTTCAGGTATCTCTGTCATAACGGCATAATCCAAATAGCTTCCACCCCATGAAAGCTCATTATCCAAATATTCTTTAACTCCACCATCTCTATCCAAAAGACACCTTCTCATCTTACTCTGCACCGGCAACTCCCTATGCAATTGCATATTACCTACTCTAACCCCATCAGGACTAGATGATGCAGTATCCCATTCAACACCGTATGCATATCTTTCTTCTAGATCTGGTATATCTTCCCAAGCTGGAGACCACTCGGTCGAAATGTCACCATATTCAAGTTTAATCTTATGGATGGTGGAAGTTGATGTGCCAGTTTTAGGAGAACTAAATACAACCATATGTGTATTATCAGCTACTGCATCTCCGATATTAGTAATCCATTTAAAAGTCTTACTGGCCTTCCCATTCACAAAGTCAGCCTTACTGAACTGAGCCATAGAACCTACTGCACCAGTAGAGTTATATATAGTGAACATTTCCTTATCATCACCCAATTCTCCAAAAATAGTCAATGTTACTTGTGTTCCTTTAGATATCGGTTCAGTTAGCCAATAATCAGCGATATTGTAATTCGAATTACTCACCTCCTTCCCTGATCCCAGCAACAGGTTCCTGCCGTACACGGGCAGCTTGCGGTACTTGCCATCAGCCATCAGAGACTTATCCTTGTCCCCCTTGGTCTCCAGCGTTATCGACACGTCCGGATCTTCGTTTTGGGCCTTGTCCGGCGTTATGGTTATCTGGCCGTTAGACGGGGTGGATGTGACAACGGGCTTTAACTTATCAACGTCCGTCCTTAGGCCGGTGACCAGATTCCGGATATCCGTATCGTCGTAATTATCCAATCCATCCAACTTACCCTTATCTTCGTCAGTATAATTATTGTCCGTATGGACGTAATTAGCGTCTTTTACGATGTGATCGTCATTTGTTAATTGGGATGTCTTGGTTGGGATCAAAGCCGTTATCTCCGCACGCAAGTCATTGAGAAGACCGGTTAGGGTTTCCTTATCAGTAATACCCTGCAAAAAAAGCTCGATCTCATGGAAGGTATCTATAGCGTCGCTCGCTCCATCACCCAATAACGTGTCGATATCCGCCTTGATAGAGGCGATCTCACTCCTGACCCATTCATCATCATAGTTAGATAAGCCGTTGATCTTAGATAACAGCTCATCCGTAAGGTCGTTTGTGCTAAGTCCCTTCCCTTTGATCTTCTCGACAAACCTATCGTCAATCTGTCCGGACGTGTAATAACCTGACAAGATACTCGTGACCTCCGCAAGTATTTGTTTTTTCAAATCCAGCAACACTCCGGCCATATCCTTATCCTCTGTCATACCGGACAAGAACTCCACCACCTCCTGCCATCTGTTGATGACATTGTCCGCGTCCGGATCTCCCGTTATAAACGTGGACAGATCGGAAGCCACTTTCCTTATGGCCGTGTCAAGATCCCCCTCTACCTCCTTCGCCCTGATGATCTCGGAGGTTAAAGCCTCTCTTAACGCCGTATCATCGTAATTACTCAATCCGTCGAGCTTTTCCAAAAGAGCGTCCGTCAAGTTGTTATCCGTATGCGTGTAATCGGCATCGGTTACGATATTATCAGGTAGAATGGGTATCCCTAACTCCTCTAGGGACTTATCCCCGACCAACTCAACCCCGTTGATCCGTGGTTTATTGGTCATACTTTCATAATCTCCGGTCCCTACGGCAGGAACGGATATATCTCCCGTTAGCCTTACCGTTGTCACCTTGACGCTGCCGCATCCCGTATCTCCACCTACGGAGCACGACCGTGGGATAAGACGGAACGCATCGCAAGCGTCTACGGTGTACATGCCCTCCTTCCCTTTGTTCTCGATAAGGGTCAGCGTATAGACGCCGTTATAATCTTGGTCTTTACCTAGGTAGGTGAATCGTATCACGTTATCCCGGAAGTGGAGGTCTTTTACCGCCATCTTCTTATAGCCATTGGTCATGAAGACGCTAATGTTCTTGCCATCCAAAGACTCGGGCTTACCGTCCCGGAAGATGGTCCATTCTATATTGATGTCGTTTCCTATGCGAATAGCTTCCATATTATTGAAGGGTGAAGGGGTCTATTATTTTAAAAGATTCTCCATCTCCATTGGACACAATAATCTTTCCTTGGCAACTCTCGGAGATTTGAAAGATATAGTCTGATCCAGCTTTAAAAGATCCTAATACCGTACATCCTTTAAGAGAACCTGAAATTTGGAGTCTAGCCTTTCCTTCGATGTTAAATAGGTTATTAGTCACCATTAAATTTGCGCCATTCAATAATATATCTACATAATTATTTACCGTATTACCGCTAACTTCCATAGCGACATCATCTATATTAAGTCCATATCTCATATCATTAGTATCTATTTTTGAGTTAACGGTTCCTTTAACAGCTATGAAAAAAGACTTATTTGAGCTATTTTTCTTTATCCTGGCAGAACCTATCGATGGTTTTGCCACACTAAGGACATACACAGCAGTATTGGTTATACTATCAAGAATATATATTTCATTATTCATTGCCTTGCCATCCAAGGAAGCGTCCATAACCGAATCCTCGCTAATGTCATTATATGAATTTAAAAAAGTAAAAGTAAAAAACGGTACAGGACCATTTGTCACCTTTTTAAAAATATTTGAGTCTATTTTCCATTTTATGTTCTTAAAATCAAAATCAGCCTCATTTCCATATTCGTCTATAAGCCTATAAATATATCCTTTCCCACTCTCATGAGCGATTGGATACGATTTAGTATCATTATTGATATCATACCATATTTCCCAAGATCCTAGGTCTGATCCGGCGAAGTAATCATCACCTTCACGCATTATGGCAGATGCTTTACGTTCTAGTTTATTGGAAGATTTAGCCGTGACGATAATGTCAAAAGGTTTCTCCGCTGAAACAGCCTTGTATTTATCATTTACTTTAGTTACATAATCTGTGATCCTGTACTTGTTCCCTGCGACAAGAGAGCTTGCCTGAATCAAAGATACTATCTCCTGATAGGTTACAGAAATCATTGTTGAGCCGCCAGAACCAGCCAAATCATATTCTTGCCCATTTACATTTATTTTTCTGATTGTTCCCATATTTTTATTTATTTGATTGTTAATACTCCATCAGCAACCGTTGTTTGCGAATCGGAAATAAAAAAGGTTTCACCCGACACTTCCGCTTGTATATTTTTAGTAAAAACCAAAACACTACCTGAAACAAAAGCCTTTGTTATCCCAACTCCGGACTGTAACAAGGCTAACAAATCCTTTATCTGATTAGATTGCTCATCTATAATAGCCTTAAGCTCTTCGTTATTATTATTAAATTTATTGTTTAAACCTATAACTTTCGAATCTGTAGCATCATTTATCCTATCTTCCAAGCTAGGGATTAATACAGTTCCATCTTCCAATATAGACAAAGCGTTTTCTCGCGAGTTATCATCACGTCCTATCCCATAGGAAAACAGCACATTTTTATTATTTAGTGTTGGCTTATTAAAACGACCAAAAGAAACGCCATAATCCGAATTTACAAGCAGCCACTTCCCATGACAAAACGCCAACCTTGCAGGGGCTATATTACCTATAGTGCAATACTCTCCTCCTACATGTGAAAAAGAGCATCCCGGATAAACCTCATTACTATATCCTTCCACATGAACACAGAAGTTTTGGTCTGTATATTCTCTCCCCGAAAACAGAACATTATTGTATCCTTCCACATGATTTGCCTTATGTACTATTGGGGCACTATGTGAATAATATAAATCACCGCATATATTATTATATCCTTCTACGTGGCTTGTGTTATCACAAATAAAATTGTTACATCCCTCGAGGTGGCTTCGGGTGCCAATTGAAATGTTCAGAGCGAACTTCTCTCGTATAGATACAGCGTCAAAAAATAATGAGTGCTCAATATTTTCAGAGTTATAGACTCCGTAATCTTCTATGAAAGTCCTTAAAGACTCTCCACTCGTATCAAAAATAGGCCGATCCGCTATGCCTCCTACGGTATTTTCAATAAAATAAGGCTGGGTGCCTATTGATCCTCCTTCTACATGCGAACCATCTCCTAAACAATAAGAATATAATCCCTCTACATGCGATTGCGCTCCTAAGCACCATGTTCCCCTGCCCTCGGCGTGACCCTCGCTAGCGAACACATTCGTTTCGTAACCCTCCGCATGCGCCCTAGGACCGGTAGCGTTGGTATTCATACCCTCTGCGTGGGCGTAATTTCCTGCCGCCTTGTTATTCTCATAGTCATTGAATATCTCGGCGTTCTTGTAACCCGAGTAGTTTTGACCTACACCAAAGGCAAGGCTGTCCAATTCGATAAAATCCCCGTTTGCGCTTTTATCAACGGAGGATTTAAAAATATAATATCTATCGGCTATGATATTATCCGTAGGGACAAACACGTTCCCCGCCCCATTTCCGTCTTGGCCGGGCTTGCCTTGTGGGATACCTAAATCCAAAGCATAAATAGGTATACCTTCTGGGGTCTCCCCTCTCAAGACAAAGCCAGCCGTTGCCGAGCTATTAAAAGGAAGGGTGGAGACCGTACCGATAGAGACGGCCGGAGGATCTCCCGGAGTTCCCTTCGGACCGGTTAGCAAGGATAATTCCACCAACACATTCCATCCGGGATTTCCAACATACCTCCATTGGATATCCGTAGACGAAGAGGCTAGTTCTATCTCCCTACCGTCAAGTCCCTTAAGTATAGCCATGGGGACTCTCACTAATTCCTCCTTAGCGGAAATACCGGGCAAAGATGACACGGAGGATATAGAGTCAATCTCCTTGAACTGACTTAAATCCTTGGACTCCTCCGCTAAGATCTTTTTACTCTCAGCGGCGATCGCACGTAAATCCTCGGGCGTTAGAGTAAAGCCGGAAGACAATGTAAGATCCCCTACAGCCATATTATCGTATGTTATTCTTGTTTAAGGAAAATATTTGCCGCATCGTCTATCACGGTTGACAATATAGCCTTGCAGTCTTCGTCCGAGACTCCATCTTCCAAGACTATCGATTTCCTGCCTTTGTCCACAATGTTTACATAACCGAACCTAAGCTCTCCTTTTTTGACCGAGGCCAATACCTCTGTTACCTTTTCGCCCGCATTCCGTGTTGTCTCATAGGAGATATCATAATCTCCTACCGTGTTTTTGTATTTGCTTCTCAATACAGATGATAATGTTGATAGTGCCATGTTAATTTCCCCTTTCTATAATGTTATAAATTTGCCCATACGCTCCAGGAGGTAAGAGTAATGCCACTTTTTTGATCAATGTAGCCTCCTCGATTGTTATATCCAATTCTCCGTTAGCTTGCCTTAGCTTCAGATACAGTTCAAATGCTTGTAACTTGCTACGCGAATCATCTTCATCACGCCCTGTCATGTGGATATATTTGCCATCAAATAATCCTTGGCAAAGGACCTCGTCTATCATTTGATAACGTTTCTCCTTTTTCTCTCCGGCAGGTACCCACTCAAAGGCTTCTTCGCCTTGAGAATTCTTAAATGCTATGTGAAAATTCACTTTCATAATTATTATTTTTATATTAGGAACTTCTTCTTATCTCTCCAGTATTTGTATGTATTAATAAAGGCTTCCAGTAGGAACTTTCTGCCGTCGTACTTAAACCCTTAAACGTTATACCTCCTTCTGTATACAATGCCATGGAATCACTATTATCCGCTATTCCAATCAAAGCCGCCCCTTTTCCGGAATGAGATTCTACATGCCCGGCATATATAAAGGTAAAAACTTGTCCAGCATCGTACATGCGAATAAAAGCGTCGGCATCATCTGTCTCAAGGCTTTTATAGGACATTATCTTAAAGGCTCCAATAGTCCCCTCTGTTGCCGCCAACTTCTTAGCATACAAATTATTCACATCAATCATAGAAGTAGCGATATACCCATTAACGATGATTGTCTTATCTTCCAATGCTTTAATAATGTCATTCTCTTTGACCCAACCGGGAAGTAACTCGACCGATGTATTGGCTTCCTTCGCCGCATTTAAAGCATTTGTGGCGTCTGTAATGGCTTTAGTCGCCCTGCTATAAGCCGATGAAGCAGTTGAGTCTGCGCTATTCGCTATGCTATAGGCATCAGAAGCTTTCTCATAGGCTTCCAAGGCTTTATCCAAAGCATCCCCGCCAGCCGCATCCACCTTATCCTGTAAAGAGGAGTCTAAATCTGAATAGGTAACGGCTCCCACAAGATTGATCCTATTCGATTTAATGGTGGTTGTCGTTGCCGTCTGGTTGATATACGATATGATATTATCGCCGTTTTCCAAGCTCTTGGCGGCGAACAACGTATTTCCCTGCGTAGTGTTGATCCATCCCGCCGTGTCTATCTCATTCCTTATATTATCCACCCTCGTTGATATGGCCGATATTTGCCCAGCGGTAATATTCAATTGAGAATCATACTTGGTATACACCTTACCTGTTTCCTCATCCACATAATCCTTCGTTGCCGCCAGCTTGATAGACTCTTCTGTTTGCTCTATCCTTGTCTCCAACCTGATAATGGCATCCGCCAAGTTATCGATAAACAAGGAAACACCATAAATCAGTATTTCCCCATCGAAAGATATACGGAAATCGCCACGTTCGTCCCATTTCCCCGCTTTCGAAAGCTTACGATACGAGGATGATGGTTCCAAGGACATGGAGACATAAAGGCTTGATCCCTCGAAACCTGCGGTCAATATCCCCGCCTTAACAACCCGGTAATGTAATGAGAAGGAATAGTCATACTCGGTCGCCTCGGTCTCATGTGACGGTATGTTTATAACGTCATTCCGCTGGAGGATATACGAGTCACTGATACGTAAGACATTTCTGTTGCCGTCTTGATAAATATCTGAAACTCCCCTCTTCTCTGACAGGAAAGAATCATTGGCGTAAATAAACGATCCGTCATGTCCCCAAAAACTTATTGAGTTCTCTGTCACCCAATAGTCCGTATTTTGGGAGAATGAGCTATTTTTCAATATATTGCCCGGCTCTAATGATATATCGTTCCTGATGCCTTCGATTGAACTCTCGAATTTCCCGTTCATTATGGAAAATTCCTGCTCGATCGTATTACCTGTATCAAGGATGTAGGTCGAATTTTCAAAGTAAGCCCCGTTACCGTAAATCCCCCAAACACCGGTCAAATCTATACCGTTTTTGGTTCTTATCCCGGAAAGATTTCCGATACGTGCCTTGGTCGCGTTATCGGGGTCTGTCTTCATCCCATACACGACATCCATATATGGAGCGCCGATCTCGTCGATCGTAGTAATCTTGACAATACCCTTTCTGGTAGAATCAGCCACGCTATCTACACGGGTCAATACATCTCCTTGCGCAATGTCGGCTTTATCACCGGCAAAGTTGACAAACGTAATCCAGTCCAAGCGATCTTCACCGTCCGATAAATTACCGATGCCGACTTGATCAACCCGAAGTTCGTATTGCTTGATGATATTGTAATCATTCTCCCCTGTCGGCATTCCCCCAAAATGTTGGACCATCAATATATCCCCCGAACGGAACGGATTGTAGAGCACGCCGTTCCCCGTGTCCAAGTAAATCCTTCCGGTCGCATGGTCGTAATACTCCACCTTCATCATCCCTGAGAATATCACGTTGTCGTTTTCGCCACGAAGCTGAGAGACGATGAACTCATAGACCCGGAGACTGCCTCTCACATTTATATCGTCTATCTCTAAACGGAATTTCTGTTCCTCTACACCAGCCGAGTTAACCCGTTTATATGGAGCAATATCCCAACCGAAGCCATTAGGGAAACCGGATATAAACGTATGGGACCCCACTCGTTTCTTGAATAAAACATTCCCACGGAACCATGACTCATCAAATATGGCACGACCATCGGCCTTGATCTCCCAGCCCTTGCCATCCATGCCGTCAAGGAAGATGGAGGAGCCTATCTTCTTGTCGAATAAAATATCCTCATGGGCGATATCGGGTATGTCCTTACGAAGGTAACGTTTGTCGTTATCCTGTTTTACCTTGTTTATCTCATATAATGTCCGCAGAGCGGAGAAAACGTTCTCGTCCGAGGCGGCGGTAGTATCCTCTTTCTTTATGATATACACCCCGAAAAAACCGCTACCTTGGTTGACGTACGTGTTATCCTTATATTGGATATTCTCCAACTTACGCTCCAATTCTCCCAACCGGGAGTAAGCAGCGCTCTCTCCTACCGTATAGGAAGGCGAATCATATGGGATATCAAGTTTTTTCTCGAAACCCAATACCCTAGATTCCCGCCCATTCTCAAAATAGGCCTTATTGATAAGCCTGACACGCTGTCCTACGGATAGATCAATCGCCTTTTCCGGGTTCAATATACCATTATTCTCATCGTAGCCGGAAGCGTAGTATGAGTTAAGGACGCATGTGTAAGTGGAAGGGTCCGACACGACCTTGGCCTTATACTCTATCGTCCTTCTCAGCAATTCCTCTTCCGCCTGCGGGATAAGGGTGTCACTTACGTATTGCGTGTCAAAATTGTATAGGATATATTTGTTCCCCGTCCCCGGTATAAGAGGGCTTTCCGGCAATGTCTGGCCATAGGAGTCATTACGGACTATCTCGAACACCTGAGCCTCCGGATCATCCTCCGGCAGTCCTTCCGGATTGAATCGCAAGGCGAAATCCATGCCTGACAACGGCCCCGTCTGGAATACGACACGAAGCTCTTTGCCGGGAAGCACGTATTCTTCGGAGAAGGACAATCCCGAGTCCTTGAACCGGTAGACGGTGAATGTCTCCGATGTCCCGTCCTCGCCCTCCTCCGTGACCTCCTTCGGTATCACCTCGGTTATCGTACCTATCTTACGAGGGTATATATCTTCGAATATAACGACCGCCTCCACTATTTGATCCTCGGTCAATCCCTGTACCACGTCCACGTAGGGGGTTCCTTTAGGAAGCATGAGGCGTTTTTGCACCACCCCTTGCACCACCGTACCGGATTCCCCCTTGCGATAGCCGGAGGGGATATTTCTCGTTGAGCCGAAAGCGTACAGGCGTGTGGCGAACAGGTCTTGGCTTTGGCTCCTTGGCATGGACACTACCTGCCTACCTATCTCCAGATCTACGGGATCGCCACGCTCTATCCTACCTATATATATCTTGTCACCCTCTACCCACCACTCGCACTCCCACGCCTCGGCAATCTTGGTAAGGGCATCCACGATATTCGTGCTGTCGTATTGCACGAGCTTGGCGACAGCGTCAACGGAGCTATCGACAACGGCTTGGTACTCCTTGCCGTTATACCTGAATCCCAGAGATCGCAAATTGGATACGACAATGCTTAGGTGGGCCTCCGGAGCACGTGTAAGGCTCCATGACGCTTCCTTGTTACCTTGCCTATCGTAAAATAGGATATGATTCTTCCATCGGTAATAATGCGAGTCGAATCGCACGCTATAGTCGTATCCGCCTGTGGATACGTTGAATGTCGGATATGTCTTGCCAGTTACGTAGAAAACGCTACCTTCATAATCGATATTGTCTCCGATCTCCAGTTGTACCGGATCGGACAAGGAGAACACGAGGTTCACATAGTCCTCTTTCATCAACTCAAACCGACGTACCGAACCCGTTTCTATCGATACCGACAACTTGACTCTACCAGATATGTCCTTAATCTCGATCATGAACTCAAAGTTCACGCATATAAGGGGGATGGCAAAAAATCAAGCGGACCTAAAAAAAACAATGGCGGGATTGTTGTAATTTTGTTGTAGGAGGAAATAAAAAAAGCCCCGAGCCACAGGTATGGTACGGAACTTTTTCTTTTATTTTCTTGATTTTAAATGTTTATTGATAGTTTAATCTATAACTTTCGCCTTCGCATTCATATTCCCATACATACAAAGGTTTATAAACCATCTTGAACATGAGGGCGGAACTCCAGTCATCTCCCCCCATTAATTTGCCACAATCTTTTTCTTCATAGACAATCTGATTTGAAAAAGAATCATATACATAGAACCGATTAATCGTAACATTTTTGTTTGAACCATTATGAAATTTAATATACATAGTCCCCGTGATAAAACCATTGTTGTAAAGTCCATTCAAACGTGTAGACGCAGTTATTTTTTCTTCAAGAGGTATTTCCAAAACGGTTATTATACATTCCGCTTTCACCGTCCCGTCCTTCGTAGACACAGTAACCGTGCATTCTCCCGGATTTGATGTATTTATTATTCGTTGCTCTTCGTTAGCAAAATAGGCAATACTTTTATCGGAAAATTCAAATTTCAATTCTGAGTTATCTGCGTTATATGGATATACAGAAACATCCAATGTAAACGATTCACCTTGATTTATAGTAATATTAGAAGGATTTAGTATTATACTTTCCACCGCTATCGTCTCCACCGTAATCTGGCACGCATACCGTTTCCCATTCACAGTCGTATAGACTTCTGCCTTCCCTTCTTTCAGTGCATTAATCCCTATTCGTCCGTTTGAAATGGACGTTATAGACACGACAGAATTGTCCGAAACATACCATTTAACTCCGGAGACATCCGCATAACTTGGCTGTATTGTATAATCAATGTAAGTGGTTTCGCCTTTTTTCAGACTTATGTTTTGTTCCTCAAAAGATATGTTAGATACCTGTGTTTGCCCCTCTTCATCTGGTTTATCATCGTCTTCTTTATCACCATCTTCGCCAATAATGGTAACCATTGCATTAGCCCATATGAGCCGGGAACTGTTATCTTTTATCCCGTGGTTGACTACTTCTACAATCACCGTTCCTGATTTAGTGGCCACAAATAATCCAGTACTGTCAATACGCCCACCGCCTGTTTTATTATCTTCAGTTACGACAGTCCAGACAAAATCATCCTGCGGATAGTTTGACGGGGACGTTATGGCTTCGAACTGATATGTGTCTCCAACCTCTAGTTTTAAAGTTTTAACGTTCAATCCTATGCTTTTCAACTCAATCACTTCCTTTTCATCTTCGTTAGTACAAGATGTAAAAAGAAAGAAAGGTAGCAGCGTCGCCAAAATTAAAAATAAAACGCTCATTTTTAATACATTTACATTATCATTTCAATCCAAATCACAACATTACAGCAACTTGCTTTTCCACGGCTTTTTTTATGAAAGCGTTAATAGAAACGCCTGCTTGCTTTGCCAGAACAGCCACTCTACTATGAAGTTCCGGTGATAAACGAACGTTCAATGAACCGGAATAGCTCTTATGCGGCTCAATCCCCTCTTCCTCGCAATACGCCAGATAATCATCTACAGCCTCGTGGAAAGCCGTTGTAAGTTCCCGCACGCTTTCCCCCTCAAAATTAACAAGACCATCAATGCCTTCTATCTTTCCAAAGAAAACATTGTCCTTCTCGCTAAAAGATACAGACCCGATATAGCCTTTGTAAGTCAATGTATTCATATTTGTACTTGTCTATCTCTTTTTTCCGAACAACTCGGAATGACTACCAATTCTAAGCAAGTCGATTATTTCTCCGTCAATCCAAATAAGAAGAAAATCCCCTTCTATATGGCATTCCATACACCCTTTATACTCACCTTTCAACATGTGAGGTTTGTATTCTTGTGGAATCGGATGGTCATTTATAAGTAGATTTGCGATATATTCAAAAGCTGCGATTTTTTTGGGGAATTTCTGAATACGTTTGAAATCTTTCTTAAACTGGCTTGTTGGGTGTAATTTCTTTTTCACTTCATTAATTCCTCCATCAAGCTATCCACGCTGTCGAACGTTTCTTTATTCTTGGTCGTACGTGCTTCCCTTATAGCCGCTATCGTTTCCTCGTTTGGCTCGGAGTATACAGCGTCCATCAAGGTGCTCTCTACGAAATTATTCAGGCTCCTGTTCGCTTTCTTGGCTTGTTCCTGCAATATTTGCAACAAGTCCTCACGTAAACGGAACGAGGTTTGCTTTCTTATTACTGCTTCCATATTACTTAATGTATTATATTGTATCGCAAAGGTAATGTATTGTATGCAGAAAACAAACTTTCATGATTTTTATTTTGAGATCATTGAAGATAACATCATTCCACCTTTATCTTCAATGGGTGACCGCAGTTAGGGCACTTATACCCACCATCGGTCTCTTTTTGTACTTCAGAAGGGGAGGCGAAAAGATGCCATACTGGTACTCCTATAGCATTAGCTATATTGGTTATTACTTTTACTGAAGGATTACCCGATATGCTTTGGTTTAAAGCACTCAAGGTTACATTTAATTTTTCTGCGACTTGTTTAGTAGTCATGCCTTGTTCTTCTATAGCTTCTCTTATTCTCATGATGTAAAGTTATTTCTTGCACAAAAGTATTTTTATTAATCATACAAACAAGGTATATCTTGTGTAATTAATGTTAAAATAAAGATATATCTTGCTTTATTTATTGTTTAGACAAGATATAGCTTGTATATTTGCATCATCAAAATAAAATAACAGTACAATGGCAACACAGAAATACAACAAGAGTGAGATCATGAAAGACGCATGGAGATTATTCAGACTTTACCGAAAATTCTCTTGGTCTTTTGGCAAGTGCCTTTCTATAGCATGGGATAATGCCAAGATAGAGATAAAAAATAATGAGGCCAAGGCCAAGAGATTGGCAGAGGAAGAAGCTAGACGCATCGAGTATCGCAAGCATGTTGTCTTATCTCATGTCGGTATGGCTAGCCTTTACGGTAACAGGGTTTATTCGGGTGATTGATAACTATACATTAATAATATAAGGATATGGAAACGATAGAGGTATTGAAGAACGTGCAAAGGATTGCGTTGGAGTGTATGATCGGAAGGAAACCGGTACATATAAATGTAGGCGTTATGCCGGAGACGGGCGGTTTATGCGTCACCGTACAGGACAGGTCTCACGATGTGGTCTACATGGAGATATTCAATGACTGGATGCCGGATCACAAGGAATGGAATAAAAAGACCTACGATAGATTCATGAGCGTAATTAGCGACATGACTTGCAGGCTTGCGGGATAACTCGAACGACGGGGAGAGGATCGGAAGTAGATGCCCCTCCGGTAATACGGTCGGAGGGATTTTACAACAATAGCTCCATTGTGGTTTTTCGAGCCTTGAAAAAATAGGCCACGGATTTTGTCATATATAATTTTGTGATATGAAAATGATCGCTCATGTGACGGTAGCGAAAGAAGATATTTAAGGGCATTGATTCCAGTTGCAGACCGTCACAATAGGCAACTTCAATCTTTGCCCTTCGCTTTTTACCTTGTCAAGCGAGACTGGTAATAAGCAGGTAGGACGGCATACACCGGGGTTCAAGTCCCCGGCTACCACTTCGGTCAAAATAAAATCCTCAAAGGTAGTGCTTGACCGAGCTACCAATGAGGATAATATTAACTTTTATAACTGCACAAAGTTATGAATAATATTCGAATTTTCCAAAATGAGCAGTTCGGACAAGTAAGAATTGCGATGAATGAGAATGGAGAGCCGTTGTTTTGCTTGGCAGATGTAGCAAAGGCACTTGGTTATAGTAGACCAGCTGACGCTGTTTCACAGCATTGTAAGGGGGTCGCCATTTTACCGACCCCCACTGTAAACCAGTACGGAGCAACGGTTATGCAGGAAATGAAGTATGGCAAAGAAGGAGAAGTGTATCGTTTGACAATGAAATCAAAATTACCAGATGCCGAAAAATTTCAAGATTGGGTATGTGATGAAGTCTTACCTTCTATCCGGAAAACCGGAGGCTACATGATATCCAAACCGGAAGATACTCCAGAGGAACTTATGGCACGTGCTCTTCTAGTCGCTCAAGACGCATTGAGGAGACGTGAGGAGCGGATCGCCAACCTAGAGCAACAAACCGCCCTTCAAAGCGAGGAACTTCAAGCCGCTGCCCCAAAGGTCAATTACTACGAGAAGGTATTGCAAAGCACCAGCACGTATAACACCAACCAGATCGCCAAGGAGCTAGGAATGAGCGCCGTCACATTGAACCAAAAGCTGAGAGAGATGGGCGTACAATACAAGCAAGGTGGTCAATGGCTATTGACACACAAGTATCAAGACGAGGACTACACGAGAACAAGGACATATCCATACGTCCAGCGTGACGGAACGCCCGGAACGGCGATGCAAACCGTATGGACGGAAAGAGGACGGGAGTTCATCCACGGTCTTTTTGACCTAAAGAGTACCATCGTGTCCGGGGTGAAGGAATTGTCACGCATATATAACAACATGGACGAACTTGAGAGAAAGGAAGATGTATTCAGCGAGCCTTTATATACGGACATGTCTAAGATAGACGCAATGTACGAGGCTTTCCAATCCATTTATTGCAAGTCCAAAATGACCGTGAATGATCGCAAGAAGTTCCTGTTTGTGATAATCTTGTTGTATTGCCCCAAAAAGTTGGCGGGCAAGAAAATGAAAAGCGGATTACGTGATAAGATAGCGAACATCCTACACATGAGACAACATTCCACCCTTTCCAACAACGTGAAAGATCTTGTCAAGGAATATGACTCTGATCCTAATTTCAAGAAAGACGTAAGCAAGGCGTACAATTTCATCACTCAAAATATAACTCCGGATATAAACAATCATCTATTATCCAGATTAGGATGAATGACCCCAAAACCTTAACTATGATACCTGTGAACTATTAAATGATTGATTGAATATGAAAGACATAAACACGATACTAAACGAAATGCTTTTAACGTCCCAAAGGGACAAGAAGGCGATGGAGCGATTCAACCGGCAATCCTTGAAAATGGAGAGGCTTATCGACGATCTGGAGAGGGCTTGCGGATTTAGCGGCACCAAGCCCAAGCCACATATGACCGTGTCGGTATACAACAACGGGAGGTCAAAGCCGGGAAGATTCGACCTCCGATCTTTAAATACGCATCTTTTAGCGCAATAGGACGAAGAGCCGTCTAGCCAATAAGGGGCGGACGGCTCTTCGCTTATCCCCTTGACGTTGGGTCAGGTTCCTCGAACTTAACGGATAGCCTACTATTCAACCTGTTCCGATCCAATGCGAAGCTTGATGATCTCTTATGGACAAGGGTAAATGTCATATCAAGATCCGGAACACGCAATACGACCTTGCCTTGTTGAAGGACAGCCACGAACGCCTTATAATTCAGCATATATTCCTCTTGCGTATCCCCGTGTATGTTGAACGTAAGGGTAAGATCCCGGCTAGCCACCTTGGGATTATTGAACACGACCCTCTTCCCGTTTTCCAACCGGCTCTCGTTCTCTATGAAATCCTTGTTTCCCGCTGGGGTTAGCAAGGTCTGGATAAAACCCTCTCCCATGGCGACACGATACGTGCCCCATGCGTCATTCCCGTTAATATATAGATCCCCTAACATAATATCCTTGCCGTTCCGTCGTTAATAATCTCCACCTCGCATCCCCCGATATTGACAAGCAATATCACGGAGTAGTTCCCGGCCTCTATCTTGGCCTTGCCCCCGTGCATCAAGATCACCTTATGCACCCTCGTGTTATCGTCATAACTCAAATACGCCACGGTATTACCTATCACACCTACGTTTGTTTTATTGTGAAGCTCTATTAGATCACGATCCACGTATATCCCGTAGGGAGCTATGTTTTTAGCCATGCCTCTAAATAAATCCAACGAAGGATAATTATTCTCCTCGCAAAACTCCCGCCCTTGCGGGGAAAAAAACAGCCAACATAGGCTCTTCCAGTCAGTGGCCTTGCCTGATTCACTGCAAGCCCCTATTTTTATAGCTTTCCTTGTTACATCTCTTACTTCCATATCAAACTATTTTAGTATATTAGCGTCACTTATTTAATAAGTAACAATATACAAAAGGATTGGTATATTTAAGGCGCCAATCCTTCTGTGTTCTTTTTAACTACAGCTATATCAGATTTTATATCTTTCAAATATTTTGCGCTAATGGCGGTATTATCATTGATCTGCTGTAACTCTATATAGATACTGGCGATCATCGTCCTAGTCTCATCCGCCACATCATACAACGAGGCTATCTTTACAGATATCACGTCCATACTGGCCTTTATATACAAGAGGCTCAAGAATTGCTCGGAGCCTTGCAGGAACAACAGTATCTCCTCCCCTGTCATTTGCAGGGCGGTGAAACGGCCATTTAACTCATCGGCGCTATCTTGAGACATCTTCTCGAAACCTCCGGATGTAGCGGTCTGCTCATATTTATCATTTTTATCCTCTTGGAAATACTTGCTTGACGTGTCGAAGACCTTCTGGGCCTCAGCGTCCATTTTTTCCTTCAACTTGTTCAACTCCGCTTCTTCCCAAGGCGAAACGATACCATCGGACATATAATCGGCCAGTTTCTTCATGAATTCCTCTACGGAAGGGGATAATTTATCCTTCAAGAATCCAATGATAGCCGTCTTGATCAAATTTTGGACAATCTTAGTCGAAGCCTCTGCCGCATCAGTTCCTGTAGCCCACGCCTCCGAATACGCTTGGGCGAACTCGTCAATAGCGGACATGACATCAGTTCCTGTTATAGCCTCTATCGCTTTTTCTTTATTGTCTTCAAGTTTGAGATTTATATCATCCAATTGTTTCTCCCATTCTTTTATACGCTCTTCATCCGTTTTTTTCTTATCCTTTTCCTCTAGGATTTGTTGCTGAATCATCAACTTCTGTTGTTTAAGGAGCTCGTCTTGTTGGTTGATCAGTTTTGCCGCACTTGTAGAATAAGCCTTTTCTATGGAACGGCCTAGTTTCTCATACGAGGCATCCAACACATCGATCTGGTCTTGCAATCTCTGTATACGTTTCTCGTTCTTTTTGTCATGGATCTTAGCGATAGAGGACGCTAGAGAGGTCACTACCCCAATAGCAGCACCAGCGGATGCCCCTATAGGGCCAAACATCGCACCCGCTTGCGCACCCTGCATAGCGGAATTTACAGCGTCCATTGCTATATTTAAACCTTCCGCTATGTCATTAAAAGCACCTCCGAACGAATCACCAAGTTTTCCAAAGGTATTTGACAAGAATTGAACAGAGGTCATAACTTCATTTACACCCTCATTAATGAGCTGTAATGATTCCGTCAGTTTTTTGGGGTCGTTACCAGCGGCAAAGAATCGCCTCACTCCTTCTGTCACCTTGTCAAAAGCGGGTCGCAACTCATCGACCTTCTCGTTGGTGCTCTCAACGCTTTTCCCTGCCCTATCCATTATTTCAGGCATATCAGACCAAAGATCGAATTGTTCCTGCGTTATGCCTAATCCCTTGCCTTTTGATTCATCCCATTCTCCGGACTTAAGAAACTCCAAGGCCTCCTTTCCCTTGGTGGATATCTCTATCAACTCCTTTAGAGTCTTGTCCTTCATGTCTCCAAAAAGAGCGATTATGGCATTGGCGGTATTGCCACTTTTTATCTCAAGGTCGGAAAGCTGCTTATCCCATTCCTTCCCGAGTATCAATTTCTCCCCCTCGGTCTCGGCAAACGCTATTTTTTGCCCGTATTCGGCGGCGAGTGCCATTTTTTTGTCTTGATAAGTGCCATATTCCTTAAGATAATCATTCATGGCTTTACGTTGAGCCTCGATCTGCTCGTTCTCTACTTCTTGCGTGGACCGCATACGGGTAGCCTGAGCCTGCGTAATGGCTGTTTTTATTTCAACCGTTTGTTCTTGCGTGAGTTTTCCCCCTTGAGCCTCACGCCACTCTTTCTCCCTCTTACGGATAGCCTCTATTTCACGATCGTAATCATATTCTATTTGGGCGATGCGCTTATCGGAGCCTTCCTCCATCAAATCAATCCGAGATTGTTCATTACGACGTTGAAGTTCGAGCAGTTCGTTATTTATTCTTTCTTGAATCTTCTTTTGTTCCTTTGCTTGTCGTTCGTATTCTTTTTGGGCAGTCATATTCTGCTTATCATAAGAATCATATATCTTTAATTGCTTTGTAGCCTCTTGAATGTTAGCTTTAGCCTCTTTATACCTTTCTACTACCTCTTTGTCTATCCCTTCAAATTTACCCGTGTCAAGTAATTTTTTTTGATCTGCGGCAATAGAGTTAAGGAAAGATTCAGCCTGAGACTTCATTGTTTCATAATACTTCTTATTCTCAATTACAGCTTGACCTGCTTGCTCCTTATTAAAAAAAGGATTGAATTTCTTTTGAATATCAGATATTTGTTGATTTGAATCATACACAGATCTCACATAATCTTCCAAATTATCATAAAAATCACTAGGAAGTTTACTTGCTCCTACCTCTGATTGTATTTTAGCTGAAACACCTTGCCATGCCTTTTGCCAAGATTGTCCCGCTAATCGAAAGTCTTCCGTGAGATCTTCTACCGTATTCATTATCTCAATGGCAAAACTATCTCCTCCCAATTTTTCAGAGGCAATAGAACGCATCTCATTCAAAGCATTAGCTTGTTTGTCTATGGATTTTTCAAGCACATCATTTATAGCTTCAGTTTTCGCTTTTAATGCTGCATTTTCAATTAAAGCTTTGTTGACAATTTTATAAGCAGCTTCCAACTCTTTAAGAGAAGCTTGCTCCGAAAGCAGGTAAGGCAAATATTCTGCATATACTTTATTTATCTCTTGAATGGCTTTCGCTCGTCCTTGCGTGCCTTCTGTAGTTCGCTTGACTGTATCAAATAACAATTTGGCATCAGCTTGACCTTTCCCTGCCAAGTTATTAAATTCTTTCAATGACTCATTCAACCTCTTTTGTGCCGTATCAGCCCCCAATAAATTCTTCGTCCATTCGATAATATCCTTCCCATAGACAGATAAAAGCGTTATCGCCGCAACCAAGGCCGTTTGCCAACTGAAAATAGATGTTATCAACTGCTTCCAGACTGGAGCCACTTTTGCCACGTCATTATTTCCTGCCGCTACAGCCATCTTGAACGCCTTATACTCCGCAGCGGCTTTCTTCAGCTCATCGGCAAGCATCAGCAAGTTATTGGATATAGCCAAAAAGAATGTATTCCAGCCAACAGCAAGGGAAGGCAACTCCCTTGCGACCTGTTGAACCGACACGCTCAATCCGTTCCAACTACTGGCGTAATTGCCGACGTTCCGTTGATATCGTCCGGTAGCTTGCTCCGCCGAACTAATCTCCGTATTCAAGGCCTGTATCTGTTTTTGCAGGTTAGTCCCTACGGTCGCTTTCCTATCCGTAGCGGAAAGGCGGTCATACTCGGCATTAAGCAACGACAATTGCTTTCTCAACGCTACAAGGGAATCCGAGGCGGCTCCCTCGATCTTGATATTGTCCGAATATTCCTTCCTTAGCCTCTTCAGGGCCTCGTTCTCTAAAGCGTGCTGCCGGGTCTTCTCCTTCAGGTCGGTTAATATATTAGATCCCTTCTGGGAATTTTTATCCGCATCCGAGAGAGACAAGTAAGACTTATTGAGCTTTTTGATCTCGTCACTTAGGCCTTTAACCTTCAGTTGTTGCTCGACAAACACATCGGTAGCGTTATTCAATTCTTCTGTTATCTGACGAGCCCCATCAATAATACCATTAGAGACCTTAAGCTGCTCTATTACCCTTTGATAATTCTGCATCTGCTGCTCATAGTCCTTTAGTTTCCGTGTCGCCTCCTCGTATTTCCGGTTTAAATCGTCAAATCCCTTGGCATCTGTAGATACATCGAAATCCTTCAAGGCGGATTTCAACTCCTCCACCTCCTTTCGAAGATTTATAAGTTTCTGTAGATCGGCATCGACCTCGAAGTTTAGTTTAGCCATTAATCACCCTCCTTTTCCTTTCGGTTCAACAAATCACGCCCGGTTCTCTCCACGATCAAAT